TTGAGGTGCCTGTCTGCGGTTTTTCGCCTGTTACGGTTATAGTGTTTATTACTATGTCCTCGGCTTCGCTGTCGTCCGGGCGTTCGCCCTGCACGAATACGCCCCCGGAAATTTTGACCTTCCCGGAAGTAACGGCGTCCTTGACTATCTTGTAGAGGATGTCGTCGGTGTCTATGCTGCTGCAATGCTTCACTACTTAAAGGCGTTTTGAACGTTTGTTACTAAGTCGGCTAACTCTTTGGCTATTTGTTTTTCGGCATACTTCTCGGCGGAAGTCAGGACGTCGCGGCCTTTGCTCTCGACGTGAACGGCGTAGTTCATACCCGCTACCACGACTAAGGCGTAGCCGTCGGTCTGACGGCTTCCAACTTGAAGGGCTAAACGCTGCCCTTCGTTAACTCCCGCGTGGCCGCCCTTGACTGCTCCGAAGGAAACATTTACGGGCTTGCCGTCCTTGACGACGACGTAGCCAATAGACGAGCGTAGGTTTCCCGTTTGGTCGTGAAAACCGCGCTCCGGGGGTATCAGCTTCGCTAACTTTACGGCTTCTTCCCCTACGCGGCAAAGGCTTTCTATTATCTGCCTTTCCACTTCGGCGAGGAACGCCTTAAAGGTTTCGTCTATGCTGCCCTTGAAGTTTGCCGTTATACCCATAGCCTACAATGAAGTCGCCCGTTATCGAATTTCAAGCACTCGCCAATAATCCTAACTGCTCCTTCCGCCTGTGCGTCCTGTAAGGCTTCGTCGGTAAGCTCTGACGGTAGCAGCTCGCGGTCGGCTGCGGCCACTTCCTGGCCCAATCCTACGCGCTCCGTTCCCGCCGGAAGTTGGATAAGGGAAGCGAATGTTATAAACCTTCCGTTAGCCGCCTGTATCTGCGTTCCCTTGCCGTTGGTTTCTTCCCGGCATGAAGCGTGAAGTTTCCACGCCGCCCCGGTTGTCTGCCAACTGCCGTTAGCGTCCTGTACTGCTTCCCCGTCGCTATTGCGGACGTAAAGGAAGTGCGGGTATTGGTTGTTTATAATGTCTTGAATTGCTACCATATCCGGCTTCGGTTTTTAACCTTCGGCGCGTTGGCGGGTGTTATCCCCAATTCGCCGCAGGTTTGATTATACCAAAACTTAATAGCTTCCCAATTCCACGAAACGGAATAGCCGCCTTCGCTGACGTTTGCCAACGGAATAATAGAGCCGAACTCTTTGCAAAGGGCGGTTTTCGCCGTCCTTACGTCTACTTCGGCTTCGGGGTCGGGAATTAGCCCGGCTTGGTTGGCTAAAATCAATTCCGCGTCTGTTGCGGTTACGCCGAAGCGGTAAGCGGTGCGGGTTATCCATTCTTTGTAGGTCATCGTTGGAAGGGTTTAAGCCGGGAAGCCCCGAAGGACTCCCCGGACGGTTAGGGTTAGTGGTTCCACTTGTTAGCGTCGGTAGACATAAGCCAACTATCGGATGAAGTTTCCCACGCGGGGAAGGCGTTAGCAATACCCATCGTTACTTCTTCAAGCGGTTCCTCGTTGGCGAACTTCTTAATAAGGGTATGGCCGTTGAGGGTCTTGAGGGCTACCGAACCCTTTACGTTAAGGTCGGCGGGGCGTTTCCAGAAGGTATGGCCCAAAACCTTGCTTGCGCTGAACATTACCACGTCGTTAACGAAGGGGTTGCCACTGAACGGGCGGCTTCCGTCGCCTAATTCGATGGTTATGTCTTGGTCGATGACAATGATTTGAAGCCCGTAAAGGTAGGAAAGGCCACGAAGGGCGGTGTTTACCTGTTCGAGGCTCGGTGTCTGCTGAACGCCGAGCGCGTTGGCGGCGAAGGAAGCACACGTTTTCTGCACTTCTTCGGTTTCCGTGAAGGTGGCGAAGGTTTCCGTAGACATAAAGGCGTACTTCAACGTAACGCCCTTCTTCTTGGCGGCTTTTACAACTGCCTTGAAGTCCTTTGTAATAGGACGGGCGGCGGTGGAATTAGCCCACGAAGCGGAACCGGTTTGGAAGCCTACCTTTTGTTCTTCGGGGATAAGGTAGTCTACATCGTATTCGGTAAGTACCGAAGTGTTGTTTTCGTTGGTAAGGCGAATTTTACCGAGTGAAATGGACTGCAACGCTATCCACTCCAAACGGGCGGCTACGCCGTCCCAACAGAATTTAGTGTCTTCGGCCCACGCTTCCACAAGTGCGCGAAGGTCGGGGTTCTTCGACGTGCGGGCTATCATAAGTTCGTAGTCGTCGAGTTCTTCCTCGTTCTTGGTGCGCTTAATGGCAATTTTGGGGATATCGCCCTGAATACGGGCTATTGCCTCGCGGGTCTTCTTGTCAATGGTTGCGCCACGGGCTACGAGGTCGGCGGCAATTTTAAGCCCTATTCGCGTTTCCAACGCTTTCCACGTTAGGGAGTAGTTCTCCTTCAACGGGAAAAGTGTAGGATAGTAGAAGGGTTTAAGGTCGTAGGTCTTGACTACGCCCGCCATATCCTGTTCGTTAAGCCCCTGCATTAAAGTAGGTATCATAACTTATTGTTGTGGCTTGTTGGTTAGATGAATTTAATTGTAGGAAGGGCGGCCTTAATCGCGTCGCTAATCGGGGGGCAAAGCGCGGTTTTGAACTGCCCGAAGGTCACGGCTGCGACGGGGGTGTTAGTAAGTGCTTCCACCGGGTAAGAGTCGCCGACGCAAGCGAAGGGGGCGTATTTGAACGCCGAAACGGTTGCGCTTTCTTCTTTGGCCTGGGTAAGCACTCCACCGACGGGAATAGCCGCGCCGAGGGTCGTTCCTACGGTAATAGTGTCGTGGGTCTTGGCGGTGGTGTCAATGGCTGTAATAGCGTATGACTTCGCGCCCGTCTTGAACATCACGAAGTCGCCTACTTTGAAGTGGTGCCCCTTGGCTACCTTGTAGGCTACGGCGGTGCTGGTGGCGGCTTCCGTTACTTCTGCCGTCTTGACGAGGTGGTAAATGCCCGCTTCGTCGGGGGAAATAACGGAACCTTCACGAAGGGGAACGCCGGGGATAAGGTCGGCGACGCTAACGGTTACACCGTTGGGAACGTCGGCGAGGTTGTGCGTACAGGCGTGGGCGGTGCGCTCGTCCTGTTCGCGTTTTATTCGCATAAATCCCATTTTCGTTGTCGGTTTAGGGGTTGTTAAATTTCCTTCCCGGTAAGGGTCGGACTTGGTGAACTCTGTGCGGCGATGTAGTCTGCTACGCCTTGGCTAATACCTTCTTTGGTCACGGCTCCAAAGAGGGGCTTATCGTGGCTTTGCAGTCCTTTGTCGCTCTGCTCCTGTGCTATGCCGTCGAGGTCGGCCTGCACTTCGTTTAAGTACCCGTTAAAGTCTTCGTCGTCCTTAAAGGTGGGGGCTACGCGGTCGAAGCTGCGCAGCATCATTTCACGCTGCTTGCCCTCAATCTTGGCGGCTTCCAACTTCGCTACAAATTGTTCGCGGCGGGTGGCTGTGGTCTTTTCGGCGCGTAGGCTGTCGTAGCCTTCGCGTAATACCTTGTTTTCCTCGCGGATAATTTCGCGTATCTGCTCGGCTGTCAATGCTCCCGCCGGGGCCGGTGGTGTCTGCTCTCCGGGCTTCGGGTCGCCGCCGCCCTGTTCCTTCTCCTTGAAGTCGTACTTACGTCTAAGGCTTTCTTCGTGGGTCTTGTTGGCTTTGGCTATCTCCGCGTCGGTTCGGCTTCGGTAGTCCTTAACGAATTTGCTAACCTTGTCGGCGGTAAGATTACCTACGACTTCGGTTGCTTCTTCAATGTTCGCAGCGTTTAGGCCAATGAAGGCCGCAAGCTGCGTTAAACCGTCTTTTCGCTCGCCTGCGAATTTTTCTTGCAGTAGGGCTAAAATTGCTAATGTTAATTCGTCCATAAATAATTTGTAGTTGGGGTTACTTAAACTAAGCGCAAAGTTAGCGTATTACCTTAATACAAGTCCAAATCGCAAGCGGCAAACACTTCGCCGAAACTTCCAACCCTCGGCGGGTTATGCCATACACTTTGTTAGGCTTTTATATGCGGAATGTGAATTATTTGCAGTAACTTTGCGGTGTAGCTGGGGAAAAATCCGGCTATTATCGAAGAAGCGATAGGTTCTTAGTATTTGAAAATCGCCAAATTAACAAATTACGAAGAATGAACCTAAGCGCGTAGCGTCGTATATCCTTACCCCGATATGCCGATGAAGCGCGGCTATACGGTTTGTTTTCGTAAGGCGTTTGGCGATGCCGCAAATACTCAAACCTATATAGTCCGCGCTTTTTTCGTGTGTCTTACCCTGCTGCTTCGGGCGGTGGCGCAAAGTTACTCATAAATTATGAAGAAGTTACTTTTACTGCTCTGCCTATTGCTCCCGGTGGTGGTTTTCGCTCAAACGAAGAAACAGGGAAGCATTGAAAATCTGAACGCTAACCCGCGTTTTGGCGGTTTCGTATTGGGGGATTCTATTACCCACTACCTAACGCGTCTTGAACCTGTTGAAGAGTTGGGAAACGGTGGCTTTAAGTGTGAAGCTACTGACCGGGATAACTTTGATTATCGCCTCCGCTCTGTATCGCCTATTTCCGTTTACGTAACCGTGGAAAAACACCGAATAAAAAACATTTATGCTGTTTATCCTTATGGAAATTCCAACGATATTATAGCCGGACTGATGGATAACTACGGCAATTATAGCGCGTATTCAAATGGTTCCTATAATTGGTATGGTAAAGACATATTCGTAATGTCGGGAACTAATGGTAATAAAACTTCCTATGTTATTTATTCATACGTCAGTCCTCTATAATGGAAGTTGTGGGTTATATCTTGTTGGCTGCGCTTGTGGCCTGTGTTCTTATTGTCGTTATTGCCCGTGTATCGAAGCGAAGCACGAATAGCCCCGAAACATCCGACGTTCCGGCTTCGCTCTCTATTCGTGTGCAGGGGCGTGAATACTCAATACCAACGCCGGACGCTGATAAATTGACGGCTTGGTCGGAACGGAAGGAAGCCAACGAAACTAACCCCGATTCTTGCGAAACAATGCCGGGCGAAGGTGAAACACTTGTACCCGTGTCCTTCTTTGCTCCGGGGTGCGGGTTGGCGGGTTGGTCTAAATATGAGGACTATTGGGAAGCCTGTAACCGCGCTTCTTGGAATGGTTATAACAACATTGTCGTATCGGTCGCGGACTATGAAGAAGCCGAAGCCTATAAAGCGGAAGCGGAACGACGGGAGCGACTTTTATACACTACCGCCGAACTCAATAACAAAGGTTTGGAACTTGAAAAGCGCGGCGAAGTTCCGGCGGCTATTGCTACTTACGAAGAATGTATAAAGCTGCGCTATCCGGCGTTTCATGCCTATTGGCGGCTTTGTGTTCTGTATCGGAAGGCGAAGGACAAAGAGAACGAACTGCGCGTTATCCGCGTGGCTCTCGACGTATTCCCGGACGATGAAAAGTTTACGGCGCGGCTTAATAAAGTCCTTGCGATGAAGTAGGCGTATTATTCTAATACGAATTGAGTATTTTTTGCTATTGACTTTTTCGGTTGGTAACAATTAGTTACGCCCGTTCCACGTTATACGGTTATGGCTGTGCCTTGGTGGGTATGGTCTTCCCGGTTGTCGTGGTTGGCTGATTTGGATTGGGTGCGTTATTGTCGTATCTTTGCGTTTGAATTAAAGCCCATTACAACTATGGAAGAAAAGAACTTAACCCCCGCCGAATTGTTCTTTACGAAGAAGGCGGAATTTGAATACAGCATAACGGAAGCCGTTAAGCAATTCGCCGGGGCGTATGCCACGGACGTAAATATAGCCGTAGGCGTGTCCGTCGTTCCCGCTCTCGCTGATAGTGGCGACGTTGTAGACTGCCGAATTAGTAACGTAACAATCGAAGCCAAATATAGCCAAAATGGATAAATTTATATACTCCGCTATTGCGTCGGAACTGAACGACATTAAGAACTTACACGGCAAACCCCGGCGCGAAGCTCTACAACGGCTTGACAATATCGTTACGCGGCTATTTCCCCCGGTGGAAGGTTCGCCGCTTCCTTCCGAAGAACTTAACGGCGTGGCTGACGTTATGCCATTACCAACTCCGAGCGGTGCTTCCGCTACTTATTGGTGTGGGCCGCTACCGTTCGGAAAGTATTAAAGGATTTTGTAAACTCTATAAAACCGTTGAAAATGAAAGTACCACAAATAAGAACTACGGACGGCTTGAAGTCTATAACAATACTTCCCGATGAAATGCTTGTCGAATGGTTCCTTTACGACACTACCAACGCCGCCCCGGAAGATGTGGACTTGGTGCAACTTCTTAACTGCGCAGAGCCGGACGCGAAGAAAAACGGCGCAATACTCCGGCAGTGCTTGGAAGGTAAAGCCCGGCTTCTTCCTGTATATCCGGGTATAGGCGAAAAAGAGCCTAACGGCGCGAAGTTCGTAGGCTCTATTATCGACGGCGGTTTATACCTCGTTCCTCTTACTTGAGACTTCTTACAAACGCTATCATTTCCGCGTATTCCGTAGGTAAATACTTCTGGAATACGCGGTTTCCTATAAATGCGTTTTCAAAACAATGGGCTATATATTCGGCTTCACTTGCGCCCTTCCTCTTGAAGTACGCCGTAGAATGGCCCCACCCAACGGAAATTATAAGACTTTTTAGCGTGTCTTGAACGGCGAGTATTTGCTCTATTACGTCGTGCTTGGTTATTCCCCGCTTCGTAAATACCGCGTCACTCATTGAACTTATTTTTTTATAAAGACGGTCTAACCTTTCGGAAAGTACCTTAGCCTTCATAACTTTTGTTTTGGTTGTTTCCGTAACAACTTCATTCTTTACCGGGTCGTATCGTCTTGTCGTTTTTGTGGTTTCGACTTTTTGACGAAGCCGGGCTATCTGTTTGGCGCGAAGGTCTTGCACCTCTGTGCTAAATCTTAAATTCCTTTGCCAATCTATACCATGCCCGAACTCGTGGTATATAAGGGCGCGGCGGTAGTATGGACTTCGGGAGCTGCGTGTACCGCCGTTGTCTATATATACGCGCTTTTCGGAAGGCATATAATAACTATCGTTTCCCGATTTGCTATGAATTGTTAGCGGTATGGGGTGTTTCGGGTCTATTAGGTCGAAGAATTCCCGGCTATATTCGTAGTCGTCGCCGCGCAGCCACTTCCCGCCCTTCTCCAATTCCTTGGGCATATTGGGGGAATAGTTACCCTTCTTCCCTTTGGCTGCTGTCAATTTGCCCGGAAGCGACGCAAAGAAGGCTTTAAGGCGGCTAATGCAGTCGCCGTAGTAGTTGGAAGTGTTGATTTTGGTAGCGTTTAGTTCTTTGTCAATCTCGCTAATTACGTCGTCGTAGCCTATGGCGGTCTTGGCGAAGTCTTCCACCTCACTACGGGCGTGGATCCAATCGGCGCGGCGCGGTAATAATTCGCCCTGCAACCGCTTCAACTCGGCGCGTAGTCCTTCCCGGTCGCCGGACGTTCGTAGCACATCCAACGCTGCCACGTCTAAGCCGTAAGTATAAGCCCACGTCTTAAAGTTGGCTATCTCCCCGTCGAACTCCGTACACGGTTGGGGCGGTTTTGCCGTGGTTCCCGGCATTTGTGCTTTCTGCGGTATGGACGGAAGCAAACCGCCGGAAATAACGCCGTTCTTGAAGTTGTCGCGTATGTAGTACGGCATAGCCTTCCAATTCTTAGAACGGTCGGCTATGGCTTCTATGTGGCTACGGAACGCCGCCGGAACATCGCGGACGGTACGGCGGGAAGGAAGGCTTTTGTAGGTTTGCCCCCGGATTATGGCTTTTAATCGGTTCGCCCTGTCTTTGTTGAACTCGTCGTAGTCGGACATAATAGGCACGACGACGCAACGGCATTGCGGGTGCCAACCGAGGAACTTGAAAGTTTTGGGGTAGTCGCCCGCCAACTCGTCGCAAATGTCGGTTAGCGGTACGGTCTTCCCCTTGCTGTCCTTCGTGGTGTGGTTGTTGCTCAACATCACGCGGAAGCCTACGACAAAATCTAATTGTTGCCATCGTAAGTATTCGGCTTCCCTGTACGCCATATTTACTTCCGTCCGCGCCAAACGCTCGGCGTTCTTGGCTGCACTCCTGTAAACGCCTTGGCCGGGGTGGTACATCTTAGCCGCCTTACTAAGCCGAAGGTTTCCGCCCTTGTCACGGACGCGCCTAAATAGTTTGTCCGGCTGTTGTAGGTATTGGCGAAGGTCGCGGGAGAGCTGCTGTGCGCTGCGCCCTTCGCCTACGGCTACGTCTATACCCAATTCTAACGCCGTCTTAAATTCTTCCGTGTACTTCCATACGCGCTGACTAAGCCCCAAACCTCCGGCTTTACGCTGTTGGAAGGCTTGTAAGGCTTCGAGGTTCCGGGCTTGGTACTTCTCCGCTTCTTCCGGGGTTAGCCGGGACGTGCGAAGTATGGAACCTAAGAAGGCATCGCTTTTGTCGCAGGCCGCTTGCCACTCCGTCCGCGTCCCGGTGGTTATAACGGCTTCTACCTTCTTCGTAAGTCGGGAAAGTATGCCTTCGGCTTGGCGACGTGTAGCCGGGAAGTCGTCGAAACTAAAAACGCCGTCTTCGGGTATGGTTATACGTCCGGCGGCGCGGGCTATCTCGTCGCAAGCGGTGTTATAGAGCCGTTCCACTTGGCGGGCGTACTGCCGCGTCTTGGCGTAGTGCCGGGCATCGAAGCCACGAAGTCGGACTATAAGGCGGTTTTCGGTATAATCGGGCATAAAGTTATTTTTTCGGAATTTCGCGTTTAAGCGCGTTCCGCTTCCGAGGTGGGTACTTTATCCATTCGGAAGGAAACGCGGCTTACACGCGGCTCAAAATGGCTTCTTTTGGTTCGTATTCTCCATAAATAGAGCGTATTACGGAATTTTGGGCGGTTACTTGGGATTAAAGGGTCGGTTCTCCTTCCGTCCATGCGTTGGCCCGGTCTTCTTCCGTTTGTATTTCGGCCTGTTCTGCGTCCGGGTCTTCCGCCCAACCTAAACGGCGTATAGTCGTCTTTTGGCTTGCTATCGGCTTGCCGCCGTTGGCACCTTGAAGAATATTTATTTTCGCCTGTTCGTCCTCAATAATGTAAGGCGTTATCCGGGGCGAAACAATAAGACGGCGGGCGGCGGCTTTGTTCTTGACGTTAGCCGCTCCGAGGTAGGCTAACACGATGTTTGCACGTCGGGTTAAGTAGTCGTCGAATACTTCCATTTTGTCCTGTACCTTTAAGTGTGCGTCCATAAATAGAAGTTGAAGGGCTACGCCGCTAATTGCGCCTATCCCCTTCACGCTATCAAAGGAAATATCGGGCGTTTGGGTAATGGTGTAAATCATTCGGAGAAGCGTGTCTATTTCCAACCTTACGCTTTCCGGGGCCTGCGCCCATGATAGGTAGGTTGCTTTCGCGCCTTCCTCGCCTTCGATTATCGCTCCGGCTTCGCCCTTCCTTGCGAAGCCCAATATTTTGCCTTCTACAAAGATTTTCGGGCTTGCGTGGTAGTCGTTGGTATCGGCGAAGTTGGAAAGTAACTTTTCCAAACGGTCGATAAGGCTCTGCACGTCTTCCCACTCTACGGCGGGTTGACTTCCGTACACTATGGGGATTTTGCCGATGGTTAGCTGCTTGGGGTAGCCCTCGACTAACTCCCAGTTCTTGGCTTCCGTCCCGGTCGGGCCTTCCGCCGTCCATATATAGTGCGCGTCCTTCGTGTAGGTTTCAAAGTAAGTGCGCGTAGTCAGGTCGTCTGCCTTCTTTGTGAACTCACGGGAAAAGGCTATTAGGTCGCGGTTGTCGTCGAAGTATGGGTAAAGTTTATCCCCGAAGGCGGGACTAAACAGGGCTACGCGGAACTTCGTTTTTGTCGGGAAGCCGTAGAGGTCGTGCGTTTCCTCGGTTTCTACCGGGTACCAATATTCGGCTACCTCGGTAGAATTGAAAATACTACGGGCTACGCGGCGGTTAAGGGTTCTTTCCTTGACTTCGTGGAATACACGTTTAAGCGCGGCAAATACCGCCTTTTCCTCGTCGCCCTGCGGGTCTGCATCGTAGGCGGGCGGGTTGCCGAAGGTAAAGGCTACGGCGCGTTTTACTATCAACTTTTGAAGGGCTAACGCGATGCGGGCTACGGGTTCAATTCTAAACCCCTGTTCCGTCGTAAGCTCTGCGTTTACGTTGATGTTCTTGACTTGCCCGTATTCCTCGCTATCCTTGTCAATTACTACAAGTTTGTCCGGGCGTTTGCGCGGGTCGTTGATGTCGTGCTTTGCAGGGTCGTACTGCGCGGCGTACTGCTCCGAATTGGGAAGGGTCGTAATTCGCCCGTTTCTCAACTCGTTTATAGCTGCGGGGTAGTCGCCCGCTTTCAGTAGTTCGTCAATAGGTGGCATAGTCTATTGGGGTTTATGGGGGTTAGAAAATTTGTTTTAATCTTGAAATACTTTGTTTCCCGTCGGGGCGTTTCTCCACCGTTCCCGTTAAAGCGTCCGGCGCGTCGTCGTGGGTGTTTCTTCCCTGCTTCTTGTATTGGGTTATAGCCTTGTGGAACTTCGGCCATAAGTGTGCCCACTCCTTCGGGAAGTGTGTAAGGTTCTGCACCTCGTTTGAATGGCTGAATATTCGTATATCCTTATTTTCTCCTTGGTGGAACCAGCGTACAACGGTACGGCGGTTTCCCAATATCCGGCAGTTTTCTTCTACCTTCCGGGCGAAGCCGCGCCCGCCGTTGTTACTCTCTATTATCGCTTCCTCTACTTCCCACTTCGTAAGGATCCGCGCCGTTTCCGGCTCGGTCGTTTCCATTGCGGCCTGGGTATAGTACACGTCTAAAATGAAATTGCCTATTTCCGTTTCGACGTAGACAATACAGCAAAGGAAGTCTTCGCCCGTGTCGGCGGTATCGACGTAGGCTTTTACTTTGTGCTTCTTGGTTACGGGCAATACTTCGTAGGTCTTAAACTCGCGTTCGTACATAAGCCCCGTTATCGGTCGGGGGTTCTGCATATACTGCGTTTCAAATACCCACCCGCTTTTTTCTTCCAATTCGTGAAGTTCGGCTAACGTGTGTTTGAACTCCCACAGCGGCCGCTCCTTGCCGTCGTCGTCAATCTCAATAACGGGAAGGCTCAATACTACCCATTCGTCCGGCTCCAACTTCTGCAAGTAGCCGCAAAGGTCGTCTTCGTCCAAACGCTGCATAATTATAATTATCGGCGTTTTTCGGCTGTTAACGCGGTTTCGTATGGTGGTTTCAAACTTTTGGTTTACCTTCTCGCGTATTTGTTCGCTTCGTGCGTCGTCCGGCTTAATTGGGTCGTCGATGACTATCGCGCCGCCGAACTCGTCCCCTTCGGAAGTAATGGCGGCTACCTCGTCGCCTAATTCCTCGTCTTCGTCCTTATCCACCAAACCCGCGCCGAAGCCTGTTACCTGTCCGGCTGATGAAACGGCGTAAAGTCCGCCCCCGGCTTTTGTAAACCATTTGCGGGTGTTTACGCTCGTCGGCATCGCGTCCGGGAACAATCGCCTATAACTCGGTTCGCGCAGAATTTCCTGTACTCCCCGGCTGTTGTCGCGGGCTAAGTCGTCCGAATAACTGAGGTGTATAAACTTCGCCTTGGGGTTAATGGCGAAGCCTTCCGCGATGAAGTTCTTTACCGCTAATTCGGTCTTGCCGTAGCGTGGCGCGATGTTTATTATAAGCCGGGTTATCTCGCCCTTCAATACCTTGTCTAAGGCTTCGGCTATCCTTTCGTGATGTTTGCCTACGACGAACTTACGCTTATACTTTTCTTTGAAAAAGAAGCGTGTAAAGTTTAGCGTTCCTTGGCGGATCCACATCTTTATTACGTCTATGTCGCGGCAGAAGGACATTAGTATTTTTCGTTTAGGGTTTTGAATAGTTCGGCGGCTTCTTCCTTCGTAAGCGTCCGGGCCGGTATCAAGTCGCCGCCGTCCTTTCCTGTAAGTTCCATTCGCTGTGTGGGCTTGCCGTACTGCCTTTCGCGCAGCTTGTCTAACGTCGTGGTCTTGCCGTTCTTCATGTCGCTAAGTATGGCCCGCGCTAATCCTTTGGGGTATATCGGGGCTTCCTCCCACTTTACAAGTAGTTGAAGGTCGGCGAAGGTAAAGGAAAGTATAGCGGCTTCCCATTCGTTAATCTCCACGGCGGAAAGGCTGTAAAACTTCTTCGCCTTCGCCTTGCTCCCGAATATCTTTACAAGCTGTTCGGGTACGCGGCTTTTGGGGCGGCCTTTGGGGTTGCCACTCTGTCCGGGTTTGAACTGATGCGGGGTTATGTTTTCGGGGTTTGGCATATCGCTGTTTTTTTGTCGTTTTGTCGCTGTTCCTTATTCTGCTTCCTCGTCCGGGGCGAAGTTGCCTAATAGTTCCGCTTTGTCGCCCGTGTATTCTTCCCACCGCTTTATTATCACGTCTATATAGGCGGGGTCTAATTCCACGGTATAACAGGAGCGGGCCAACTGCTCGGCCGCCATAAGGGTGCTTCCGCTTCCGCCGAATAGGTCTAACACTACTTCGCCGGGGCGTGTGCTGTTCTTAATGGCGCGTCCCATAAGTTTTATAGGCTTCATCGTGGGGTGGTCGGCTGAACGTAGCGGCTTATCCTCGTGTATTGTCGTGGTCGGGGTGGCTTCGCCCAATAGCGAACGAAGAAGGGCTTTTAACTCGTCCTTCGTCATTGCATCTATGTCCGGGGCTTCGTCCTCGGTTACGGTCAATAGGTCGCGGCGGTTTACGAAGAAGTGCGACGCGCCGGGCTTCCAACCGTATAGGCAGGGTTCGTGCTTCCATTGGTAGTCCTGTCGCCCTAATACCATGTTGTTTTTAACCCATATAAGTATCTGCTTCAACTCCCAACCCACGGACTTAACCGCCAATTTGAAGTTAAGCCCTTCCGTTCCGGCGTGCCAAATGTAGAACGCGCCGCCCTTCTTGAGGTAGCGGTTGGCGTTGTCGAAGGCGGCTTTAAGGAACTCTAAAAAGGCTTCGTCGCCCATCTTGTCGTTGGCTATGTCCTTTTGTACCCGGTTCCCTTTGTCGGCGGCGTTTAGGGCTTCGTTCTTGCTTGAATAGTCCACGTTATAGGGCGGGTCGGTTAAGAATAGGTCTACTTTGCCTTCGCCTATCAGGATATCCAATACTTCCGGCTTCGTGCTGTCGCCACAGATTAGGCGGTGGTTTCCCAATCGGTAGACATTCCCGTATTTCGCCTTCGGCTTGCTCGGTAAGTTCTCGCCTACGTTAAAGTCGTCTTCCTCCGCTTCTTCTTCGGCTTGCCCTGTGTCAATGTCGGGAAGTTCCACGGCCCAACGGTCGAGGTCGTCTAACTCCCATTCGTTGGCTAAGTCGTTATAATCCCAATCGCCGAAGGCTACGTTATCCTTTATGACAATGGCGCGTAGTTTCTCCGGCGTTGTTTCCGGCGGTATTATTTTCGCTATTGTTTCCGTGTAGCCCAATTCTTTAAGGGCGCGGTAACGCATATTTCCGCCTATAATGACGTTATGCCCGTCGTATTGGTAAATAAGCACTTCCCGAAGTGCCAACATTTCGGGGTCGTCCTCTATCGACGCTTTCAACTTCCTAAATTTTACGTCGTCCTTCATCATTCGCGGGTTCTTCGGAACTCCGGGAATTTGCCCTTTGTTCAGTTCCAAATCCGACAACTTCAATACGACGCTTTGCACCAATGGCGCGAGGGCCTTGGCGGGGGTAGCTGCTCCTTCCTGTATTTTCTTCTTTGCCATAGTTTCCGGGGGTTAAGGGTTAGAAGGGTGCTGGGCCGCTGTATCCGCCGCCGAAGGGGTCAGCCCAATACGCCATAGACGCGCCGCGCATACTCGCTACCGTAGAACTCTGAATAGCGGAACCGTTGCCGCCGCTTCCTGTGCTTCCGTTATCTTCTGCCATTTTCGTGGGGTGTTAATCGTTAAACTTTTTCCGTATCAAGTCCGCCCATGCGTCTTTACCCCATACGGGCTTCCGTATGGTTTGGTAGCGTTCCAATATCCGGCTAAAAAATTCGTCGTAGAAGTCGTAAAGTTCCGGGCTTTCCTCTATCGTGAATTGCTCAATACTGCCGGAACTGCGTAGGTTCGCCGAGCCGTGGGCTATTATCTTCTTCCCGCCTAATGTTTCAAACTGCGCCGTTTTGGTGTGGACGTTCGCCACGGCTAATTGTAGACGGTTGTCTATATCCAAATGGCGGTAAATGTAGGGTATTAAAGCCCGTATCTCCATGTTGTAGAAGTACGCGCTTATTATTAGGTTCAATTCGTCTATATAGCCGTGGGTTATAAGGTTGTGTAGGCTGTCTATGTTGTTTTGGTTCATCGACAGCGTGGAAATTGTCAACTTCTTACACTTGGCGTTATTCCTCACTATGAAGGCTTCTAAGAAGTCGCCGAAAATGAACGAGCCGTTAACTATCACGTCGTAGCGGCTCCCCTCGGTCATCTCTATATCACGCGCCAATTTTACGGCGTTGTCGTACATAACGAAGTCCGGTTTACGGGTGTAAACCTTCGGCTTTATGTAGCGTGTTTCTTCCCCTTCGTCGTCGCTTAGAACGTCAAAGAGGGAAGTATCTACGTCGGGAAGGTCGAAGTTACCTATATCCCCTATGTCGAAGTTAAAGCCGTCTTCGTCGGCCTGGGTCTTTTTTCGTCTGCTCATTTCCTGTGTCGGTTTATGGAAAAGGGCGCGGTTTCGGTCGCCGCGCCCTTCCGCTTCGGCAGTGTCGCCGTTGCTTTCAGCTATATGGAATTTCGTAGAAGCCTATGTTAGCCACGTTATCCACACCCAAACAATGCCTTCAACCACGAAGTAAAGAAGAAGCCACGTTAAAGCCCCGGCGGTCGTCCATAGGAAGTCGGCAAGTTCCGGCGTTCCTTTCTTGGTTACGCGGTCGTAAACTTCCTTTGCCACTCCTACCAATATGGCTATACCCACGGCGAAAAGCACGGGTATAAAGTTGGTAAGAACTCCGGCAATAAGAAGCCCGGCGGCGTAATGGAGTTTCTTGTCGTAGGCTATCCGCTTAATGAAGGCGGCGGCTTTTTCTATTGCTTGTTTGGGTGTCATACGCGGGCGGTTTATTATGCCGCAAAGTTAAAGGGTTTGCCGTATTAAATTGATACGACAAACCCTAAAACACTTCGCTAAAACTTCAAGTAGGCGGCTATACTGCGCCCAAATACTCCGTTATTTCGCGTTTGAAGTCGTCGAAGCTGCGGACTATAACGTACTTGTTGCCGTTGGCTTCGGCGGCTTTCTGCCATTCCTTCTGCGTCCGTCGTTGTGTGCCTTCCTCGGTCTTGAACTCCACGCAAAGGGAAGCGTAGCCGCCCGAAGGCTTCAAGAGGATAGCGTCTGCAACTCCGGCGGTAACGCCTTCCGCCTTCAATATCCCGGCTTCCCGTTTATTGCGTCCGCCGCCGTTAGGAACTGCAAAGAATACCGGGCGAAGGTGCGGGTATTGTAGCCCAAACCAATAGAAGCAGTTCCTTTGTATGTGGCTTTCTATGTGCCGGGGCTTCGTCTTCTCCTTGGTGGCGTTGGCTCTCGCTACCAATTCGTCGTAGGTAAAGCGGGGCTTCTTCGTTCCGGCGAGGCGGACGGGTTCGTAGCACTCGCCTATAAACTCGTCGAAGCCGTACTTTCTTTCGGGCTGTGGTTCTGCCTTCTCCTTTTCCCGAAGGGCGGCGGCGCAGGACTTGCTGCAGCACTTTCCCCAACCTCTTGCGACGTTCCGGCTATCGGCTTGAAATGGGCGGCCGCAATTCTCGCAAATTCTCGTTACATAGGCCATTGTTCTTCGGGCTTAAAGTGGAACTTCGGGGCTTTCTTCGGTATGGGTAAACCGTGAACGCTCGCTATGTAGCGGTAGTTATCGAATACTATACCCTTGAGCCATTTCTTTTCCTTACGGGGAAGGCGTAGGGTTGGCCCGGTATGGACGAGCCGGATGGTGGCGTGGCTGAAACTGAAATTTTCGCCTAATGTCGTTTGCATGGTTGTTGTCTTTACTTGGTTCTTAACTATCGGGAAATAACGAGCCTTGTAGACGGTCGGCGGCGGCTTTCGCCCGCTCCGCTTCTATCTGCTGCACCCGCTTTATTTCCTTGTCTATCTCGGCTTCTATCGCCTTTGACTTTCGTAGAGCGTCCGGCAAACGTGTACGGAAGTATTCGCGTTGTGTTTGCCGAAGCTCTACTACTTTGTCGAAGAATTGTTTAGGGTTCATCGAATAGTCGGGGTTGTGGGTTTGGCTTATAGCGGTAGTCGTATAATTCGCCTTTCGCTAACTTATGTTCCACGTTATAGACGAGGTGGGTAAATAGAAATTTGCCCTTCTTGTCGTCGTAGAAGTCCACTACTACCCGCCCTTCCGGGTCGCTGTTGGTCGGTGGCTCTTCCCGGACTTTGCCTATATAGCGTTGTCCTTCCGTCCAACCGTATAGGCGTTTTAGGGTCGCCGGGGCTATCCTTACCGGGGCGTTTGGGTTCTGCTTATAAGTCGCCCATATAGTATCGCCCGGAAGAAGCGTTACTTTTCGCTGTGGGTAGTGTTCGCGCTCTTTCATAATCCAATCTTTACTGTTACGCCGCCAACCGTTACAACTGCGCCGTATTTCGTGCGTCCTACGGGCTTATCCATTATTTCGCGTATTTTTTCGGCGGTTATTGGTTTATTATTCCGAAGTATCGTATAGCCCGAAGCCGTAGCGAGTCCGCCCGTCCGTTCATTTTGTCCGGCTATCTGCTCGGCTAATAACGGAAGTATGCTTTTAACCGCGCCTTCTATTGCGTAGTAAAGTATTCCTTCCGTTATTGTAACACTAAAAGTTAACATCATAGCCGTAGTTTTAGTAAGGCATATTTTCGTTGCCGGGGCCTGGGTATGGTTCGCCGGGGTAGCCGCTTCCGTATGCTCCACCGCCGTAGCCTTGTGCGCCGTACTGCTGTCCGGGTTGGGCCTGCTGTTGGTTCTGCCCGTCCTGTCGGCTTCCGAGCAGCTCCAACTCGGTAACGGTGCAATTAAGCCCGGCTTCTACGCCGTTCCGTCCTGTGTACGGTTTGGCGGTAAGGTTGCCCCGGCAGAATACCTGCGTTCCCTTCTTGAGGTATTGAACTACCGCGCCGTCGCCCGGTTTAAGACAACTTACCCACGTCGTCCGGGTTACGGTTGTACCCTGTGCGTCCTTGTAACGTTCGGAAGTAGCCACGTTGAAGGCTATAAACGGTTTCCCGTTGAAGTTCTTGATTTCCGCGTCGGATCCTATGTGTCCGACAAATTCCGCTTTTAACATAGTTGCTTGTTTTTGTTGGGGGTTATGGTTATTTTGTTTTCTTCGGTATGAAGCCGACGTAAAGGCTTGCTTCGTAGTCTACCAATCCACCCGGAACGAGGTGTATGTCAGTGCGGTGGCGTATATAGCCCGCGCCCTTTATTATGGCTAAAACCTCTTCGGCTAAACCTCTTTTGTATTCTTCTACAAGTGCTTTCGGTGGCATCTTTCCGTCCGTGATGAAGTGGCTAAGGTTGCTTACCACTTTCTTTACTTGGTAGCCCGGCGGAAGGGTGGCGGGCGTTTCGGGATGAAGGGCGTAGGCCCAACGGCGCAAAAGCGCGGCTAATTTGGTCTTAATCTCCATATCTTTTCGGGGGTTAAGGGTTAAACTTCGTATTCGTAAATCTTTTTATACTCGACGGGCTTGTAAGGTTGCCATGTGTGGCGTAGTCGCCAAACCGTTACTTCGGCTACTAACCTTTGTTCCATTCGTTCCTGTACGAACTTTTGAGCCTTCGTCTTAGCCGTGAAGGTATGGCGGCTAAATTTCGCTTCACGTTTAAGGAAGTCGGGGTATTCCCAAAGTTCGACTTCGTAGGTTATCGGGTAGCCGTTTTCGTCTACGTCACATTCGCCGTGGTACATAGCGGTTGAACGTGGAATAAGTAGCGGTTCGTCCGTGCGTTTGTGGTGTCTTATTTTGGTCTTAGTCATTGTAAATTCTCGGTGTTTATGAATTGGAAAATATGCTTTATTACGTCTACCGTCCACCCGTTACCGAGCATTCGGTACGCTTGGCTATCACTGCAAACCCATTCGTACCAATCGGGAATAGTTTGTAGGCGGCTGCACTCGGTCGGTGTAAGACGGCGTAGAACTGCGTCGGGTGTCAGAACTGCGGGCGCGTGTCCGGCGTGTGCTGAACATAAAGCCGGGGTTATGCCGTCGGCTGAATAGACGCGGTTTTGTTGGTATGGCTGCTTTCCGCCGCTTTCGGTGTCAGGGTTAAGTTGTATTACTTCGCGGCTTTGTACGATGTTGTTGGCTTCGTAGCGGCTTGAAGTAACCGTAGGGGCTTTGTCGCGGAATATGCCGCCCGCGTTGAAGCCGTGGGGAAGTTGAAGTATTAGGTTATCTTTTTGAACCGTTGTTAGTGTATTGGTTTTTCCGTCGGTACGGGGTTCTAATTCGGTCATATTGTGGCGGCTTTCCTGTATCTCTCCGGCTTCGTATTGGCGACGTATTGCCTTGCCGTATTCGGTTCGGCGTGGTGTCAAACACGCGGATTCTATGTAAATTAAATTGTCCTTCTCCACGCTTGTAAGGCAGTTAGTCTTACCGTCCGGGCGAAGTTCCGGCGTTTGCTCGTTCCTTCCTGTTTCCGGGTTGAAACGCCCACGAACAGCCACGCAACGGGCGGCGCGTTCCCCTTGAAGTAATACTATATCGTCGTGGCAGCTCCCGCCTACGCGAAGGGTGTTACTTTTTTCGTCTTCCGCCCTTGGGTGGAAGACGAAGCCGGTACCGGCTTCGGCTTGCCGTTGATGGTGTTCTATCAGTTTCTTTATTCGTTGGGAAGTAAGGACGTAGCGGGGTTCTACCTCGTCTTCTAAAATATCGCGTAGGTATATACCCCGGTCTTCCGGCTGTGGGATGTTGGTAAATACCTTCGTGTCGAATAGGTTTGCTTCTTCGCGTGTCCTTATGTTAGTCCAATACAAGCGGACGCGGTTTTGTGCTGAAACTAAGGCGGAATTTATTACGACGGGTTCTAATCCTAATTGGTCGGTAATGACTTGTTCGCACTCCTTACGCATACGGACGTTTTCAAGTAGGAATAAAACGCCGGGGTTATACTCCTGTATCTCCCGAAGAATACGGACGTATTCAAAGAATAGGACGCTTCGGGGGTCGTTAAAATTTAACTGCTTTCCGGCAAAGCTGAACCCTTGGCACGGCGAACCGCCTATAAGGAGGTCTATGTGGGGAAGGTCGGCGGCGCGTACTCCTGTAACACTGCCGAGCTGCACCGTGTCCGGGAAATTGTGCTGTGTCTGCTGTATGGCGAATTTGTCAATTTCGGAAGCAAAGTATTTGTTTACCTTAATCCCGGCTTCCCTTAACGCTATTTGCCCGCAGCTCATCCCGTCAAAAAGGGAAAGTACGTTTATTCCGTTGTTGCTCATTTCGTCTTATATTGATACGTCCGAAGGCGTAGTTAATTTATTGCTCAATAGTGTAGCCACTTTTTCGGCGGCGGCGCGGAACTCTCGGTTATACTTGTATTCATTATCGTATCGACGGAGGTAGTAGTGAATTGTCGAAGTGTCGTGTTTCGTTTCTTCGGCGATGTCCTGTGTCGAAACTCCGCGCTTTTTGCAATGGTGGGCGTATATCATTCGGGCGTAGACGCACCAACGCCCCCGGCTGTCGTTTACTATGTACTTGAAGGGAACAGCCATCGCTACAAGTATGGCGCGTTTAATATCCCGGTGCAACGGTCTACGTTCGTATTCCACCGTTAAACCTAAACCTTTGGCTATCTCCCGTTCTAATGTCGCCCCGTTGCTTAACTCCCAATTCGCAAGCATATAAATCGCGTCGCAGTCAAGCAATAAGCGAATATCCGCTTTCATTTGCTCTATCCACGGTTCGGACGGATCCACGCCGTTGTTAAGGGGGTTAATCACGGCGTAGCCCTGTGCCGTTAGGCGCGTGGCGGCTGCGGTAAAATTCGCGGTGTATTCTTCCGGGGTTAATCCCGAAATTTGGCCGCTTATGTAAATTTTAGTTTGCTTCATGCGATTTGGGGTTTATTTTGCTTCTATGGCGTTTTATTGTCGTCAGCCCTTCAACTACCCACCCGAAGGGCGTAGCGCGAAAATTGGGGCGTTTCCGTGGCTCTGATGGCGTTATTTGTTTCTACTCTTGATTTCTATGTATTCTTTTACGAAGGATAAGACTTTTACAACTTCCTGCCACGTTTCCAAAAATCGGACGATTGGGGGCTTCTTGGCTTCCTCGGCGGCTTTCCGGGCTGCTATGGCTTCTTTCTGCTTTTGGGCGAAATACTCAACTATCGTTAAATTGAGGTTTAACCCGTTTTGCTTCTTGAAGTTTTCCCACCCGTTACCCTCTATGGCTATACGCCGGGCGTGTTCTTCTTCCTCTTGCTGTTTCTTCTCCTTCTCAATTTCGTAGGCTATTCGGTTTTCCTTTGCCTGTTGCTCTATCGCGTACTTGCGGAAGGCTTCTAAAATCTTGCGTGGCGTTACCTTGCCGTAGATGTCAAATTCGCCACACTTCAACAAGTGGAAGAAGCGAAGTATAGAAGCCATCGACAATAGCCAGAAGCGTTCACTTTCACAAATGGCGTGGGCTATAAAGTCTACGTCGTATTCGTCTACGTCCCTGTCTTCTCCCATGCGTAGAATTGCGTCGGTTATGTGTGTGCCAATAAGTCCGGCTACTCCGTCGTCGCCGTAGGTGCGAACTACAAGCGCGAAGGTTGGCACCCCGGAACGGATGGCTTTCTCTATGTTTTGTGCGCAGTACCTTTGGGCGGGAACTCCAAAGGTTTTGCAAAGCTGCGGTAGGTCGCCGTACTGCTGTCTTATCGCCAACGCCTTCGGGTCGGCCTTGGTCAATGCCCCGGACGTATCAGGGCGACGGTTTGAAGGTAATAGTTCCATATTGCTGTCTTTGGGTATTAGAAGGGTTGTGTATCTCCGGCGGTGGCGGGGCTGGCCCCGTCCTTACCGATTGCGTTTGTCAATCTTTCGACGGCTCCCCTTATCAAGTCTTCGCGGGCCTGCTGTCTGCTTTTGGGCGCGGCATCTTCTTCACGCTTGGCGCGGCGGGCGGCTTCAAATTTTCGGCGAAGATGGTTAATTAAGTGCCGGGAGGCTTCTTGGTAGTCGGTATGGCTAACCTCGCGCAGCTGCCACTCTGCTAAAATTTCGTGGGCGTACTGCTTTATTGTTACGAGGTCGGTGTGCTCCTGCATACAAAGCACTTCTAACGAATATTGGTTTTCGGGTGCAAAGAACTTTTCAAAAAAACTAACCTCACGCGCGTTATCTACAACAACAGAATTATTATTTATTGATAACTGATTACTGATTAAGGTTAGTTCTTTTGGTTCGGTTAGTTCTTTTTCTTCGTCTTGGTTAGTTTCGGGTTTGTTTTGGGTTAGTTCTTGGTTAGTTATATCTAACCCTTTTTTAGCCTTTTTTGCCCGTTTGGGCTGTTTTTGCCCTTCATCGGAAGCCACGACTTCAACCGCTTCAACCGTTTCTATACCCCCTTCAACGTCCGAAATAACTAATTTTTCGGCGTTGGTTAGTTCTTGGTTAGTTTCGGTTAGTTCTTGGTTAGTTCTTTTTCCACGCCTTCCGTTGGGGTTGTTTCTTGTGCCTTTGGGTGCGCCGCCTTTACTACCGTTCCTAACCGCTCGTTCATACCTCGCTACGTTAAAATCTATCTGCGACTTCAACGCTATAAAAAGGGCGCGGGCCGTTGGGCTTGCGGTGTCGTCCGGCTCTATGCCATCGAAGGCATAAGCGTAAAGCACCCGCGAAACTTCCTTATAAAGTTCCACCGGAAGCTCGGCTATTGCGTCTATGTATGAACGAAAAATTACTATGCTGTCTTGGCTCATAGCGGTTGTTTTAATGGGGCGCGTTCTCCGGGTGTGGCTAACGCGCCCCGGTTTATTAGTCGGTTGTTACTTTTATCTTCTCCACCTCCTTATAGGCGACGCAGAAGGCGTAAGGAATAATCGCGTTCAAGTTGAAGGGCGAAGCCGAAGTAAGCGAAATTTCAAAGGTGCGGGCTTCCCGTCCTTCTTCTTCCGCCCGCTTCTTCATCGTGGTGTTAATCCACGCTGTAATTACCGCCTTCGCGGTGTCTATGTCGCGTGTCTTAACAATGAAGTCGTAACTACTTGGGCGCGGTTCTTCTTCGTCGCCTTCGGTCGGAACTGCGGTTATGTCGGCTTCTATGCGGTAATACTTCGTATCTTCGCGGGCTTCCTCTCCGTCCGGGGTTTCTTCTCCGGCTTCGTTGCCGCCTTCCACTTCCTCAACGGCGCGGCGGAAGCGGTCGTTTAGAATTATGCAGCCGGGCATTAACTTGACGCTATCCACCGAAAAGGCGGAAGTAAAGTTAAGTTCTATGTAGTCCGTAACTACTTCAATAGCGGCGGTCGCGCTCTGCGCCTGTAAGATGAAACTCTTACGCTTATTTCCTACCACGGCGGTAGCCTTGTAGGGGCGTAAAACGTAGTCCTTTGAGGGTTGGGCTAATCGGCGTTGGTTACTTACTTCCACGTCGGCAATATCGCCGCATTGAATGTGGAAGGCGATACTTATCGCGGTGTCTTCGTCTATGTACTTGCCCTTCTCAAAAAGGATGTCGTTACGCTCCACCGTTATTATTTCCCCGGTATCTTGGTCGGCAAAATCTTCCTTCCACGTCTTGACGACGCGGGAAGCGAGGAACTTGCCAACCATCCGGCGTTGGTCGTCGGTGCGGTAGCGTATTTCGTCCTTCCGGGTTTCGGTTCTTTCCTGTGCTTCCATAACTTAGTCCTGTGCTACGTTGAAGTCTGCGGCGGGTTTGAAACTTACCACTTTCCGCGCCGGGACGTGGACGGGTTCGCCTGTGCTGATATTTCGGGCGGTCTTGGCTTTTCGGTTCTTGTGTCCGAAGGTGCCGAAGCCCCGGAGGGTTACTTCTCCGCCACAATAAACCACGTCCTTAATTACGCCGAGGGTGGCTGTAATTACTTCTTCCACCACGGCGGCGGGTGTGCCGTGGGCTTCCGTTCCGCTGCAAGCTGCCGCAACTTTGGCGGCTAATTCTTTCTTTGTCATTTCGGGTATGGGGTTAGAATTTTTCTACTAAGATTTGGGCGTAAAGGTCGCGGAACGTGTCGCCCGCGTAGGCGGCGATGTCGCTGTCGTGGAAGCAAAGCCGGGAGCCGAAGTACGCATTCGTAGACGGAGCCGCGCGGTTCGTATGCGCGTCCGCAAGCCCGGCAGACGCGCCGTCGGGTTTACCCTCTGCGTCCTTACCCTTGCCGGGAAGAATACGGAACCAGGGGAAATACTTGTATTCGTTGGTATTGTTCCAATCCGGCCGCCAACCTTCGTTAAGGGCTTCGGTTATGGTTTCCAACTTACGGCGAGCTATCTCGTCGGGACGGAAGCCGCAGGCCTTAAAAGCCTTTTCGTCCATTTCGGCTATGCCTAAGACTTCGCAAGCGTCGGCGTATGTCTTCACGCGTTCGCGGATGTCGGTGTACTCCTGTTCCTCGGTGTAGAAGTCGAATACGTTAGCGTCTTCGTCTTCGTTGATGATGTCCTTCACTTGGTCGCTTGCTTCTTCTACGCTGTCGAAGCGGGCTACGAACTCGGCGGATTCGCCGTACTTTCGGAAAAGTGCTATTTTCTTCATTTGGGGTTGTTTGTTAATGGGTTATTAAAATATTTCGGGTTTGTTTTCTTCGGGTCGGTTAGCGTCGTTGTAAAGGATCCGCCGTTGCCGGGCTATGGCTAACCGAACTTGTTTTATAGCGTCCTCGCGTCCTATAAGGCTTTGTTCGTAGTCCAATAACTCCGCTTCCGAAGTCGCTAAGAAGTAGCCGCCGGACGTGGCTATAAGGCCCGGTAGTAGGTCGGTCATTCGGATATGGTTAATAAGTTTCCTTATCCGGGGTTCTGTTACCGTATATCCGGCTATGTTAAGCCGCTGCACGATTGTACGGTTTGTTACTGCGTTTTCCTTTCCTATCTTGGTTTTCAACCCACGAAGGACGAGCGGAAGTAATACGTTTTCTTCGTACTCGGTTAAGGGCGCGGTTTCGGAATTAAAGCCTTTAATCATAGTTAGAAGGGCGTTTTATTGAAGTTAATACTAAGTCCGGGGGCTGCTATGTGTACCCGCTTCCCGGTCGCCCTGTAAACTCTATCTTTGAAGGCTACGGGGTCGCCGTTACCCGCCGAAAGGTGTATTAGGACGATGTTATTTACCGCCTTCAGGTCGTTGGCTTTAAGTGCGTCTATACAGGTGTCTATACTTAGGTGGCTTTCCCTCACTCTTTCCCGAAGGGTCGGAATTAGTCGGCCTTCCTCTACGTTGCGGTCTAATATTTCCGGGTCGTAGTTGCATTCTATAAGGACGTTGTTTAAGCCTTTGAAGGTGTTAGGTAGGTAGTAGGTATCGGTAGCGAACAAAATGCCGCCCGTTTCCGGGTGCCAAATGTAGAAGCCCACGGGTTCGGCGCAGTCGTGCTTCGTGGCGAACGGTATAACCTTAAAGCCTCCTATCTGCTGAACCTTGTAGCCGTTGCCTTCTCGCTCCAACGTGCGCGGCTTCCACTCGCTTTTTACCTTGGCGTTGTCTATTGTGCCTTGGGTAGCGTAGACGGGAATAACGGCGTTCAATACTTCGTTAATCCGTCCGGCGTGGTCGCCGTGTTCGTGGGTTATAAGACAGCCTACCACTTTGGAAATATTGCCTTCCAACGCGGCTACTACCTTCTTGAAGTTTACCCCGGCTTCAATGAGCAGGGCTTCGCCCACATTCTCCAAAATGTAGGCGTTGCCGCTGCTGCTTGAACCTAAAACACGAAGTACCATTAGAAATTGGGCTTTCTTGGTGTATTATAAGCCGGGGCCGGTTGTGGGTCGGCCTGGGGCTGTGCCTGTGGTTGGGGTGCCGGAGCTGCTTGTGTCTGAACCGGGGCGGCGTATGTCTGCGGCGCGGGTTCTGCCTGTGCCGGGGCGTGGACTTCTTCGGCCATTACCGTTTCCGCGTCGTCGAAGCCAATAGCGGGGCCGGTGTTGGCCTGCTCCTTTATCTCGACAGCCACGGTATCTACTACCATGTTGGGGCGGCTGCTCGTTTCGTCCGCGTCGCCGTAGTCTGTTCCCGTAAGGTATTCGTATAGGGCTTTCTTGGCGCGGCGTTCCGCTTTTCCGCGTAGTTGGTCGTTGCTGCTGTATTGGTCGCGGCGGACGGTGGCTTGAACCGTAAGGCTATTTTTATCGCCGTTAAAGGAATACGTTACTTTGCACGGGAATACGGCGTAGGCAGGGTTTTGGCTTGTGTCCTGTTGAACGTCGATAATGTATTTCGCTCCAATCTTTTTTAGAAGGGCGGTATAGCCTTCTTTCGTGGGGTACATCGTGCCGCTGATGATGTTGAACTGGTTCCCGGTAGGAAGAAGCCCAATTATTGCGGCATCTATTATCGCTTCGCGGACGGTAGCCACTTCGTAGGGCGGCTTTACTCGTCCGTTCTTGTCGGGCTTGCCGTCGCGGTCGGTGCGAAAGCCTACTTTTGTGTTCATCAAAGGCATAAATACCTTTTCCATCACTTCTTCGGTAAGGGCTTCGCGTAGAAGGGTTATTACTTTCGCGGCGTTGAAGGCTGCGCCGAAGTTGTTTACGATGTCTATCGCCGAAGCGTCGCGTAATGCAACTTCAAATTTTTCTTTTGCGGCTACTATGGTAGCCGGAAGTTCCGGGGTCTTGCACATGGTCGGAATATTTTTTAGTGGTTTGTTACTTGGAACTCCCCCGTAGTGACTACAAGCCGGACTAATTGGCTTTTTACGGGGATGAAGTCGTTTACACTCTCGGCGTTATCGACAATTATAGGGGCGGTTACTCCGTGGAAGGCACAAAGGGCGTTAATCACGGCTAATCCGGCGTTAATCTGCCCGGCGTGGTTCTTGTCTTGGTATCGTACCCCGCCAATGTAGGCCACGCAGTCCGGCTCTTTTTCGCCGTTTACAAGCGTCTTATACATTCGGAACTCCACGCCGTCGAACAATCCGTTTACACGGCGTTCTACTTCTTCCATACGACATCTTACGAAGTCGTCTATTAGGGCTTCTTCGGTTTGAAGTGTTGCCTTTTCCTGTGCCAACGTAGCGGCTTCCTTATCAAGTTCCACTATACGGGCTTCGGCGGCTTTAATGGTGGCGCGAAGTCCGAGTTTTTGGTCTATCTCGGAAAGGAGGGCGCGAAGGGTCGCCCGGCTCAGCTGACGCTCTGCGGCGGCGTCCTGTGTTGTCGGAGCTGTCACGGCTGCACGGCGGGCGTTAAGTTGGTCTATCTCCTTTTGAAGTGCTACCCACGTCGGGAGCGTCTGCGGGTCTATTTGCGGGTCGGTGCTTACGCGGGGGTTGGCGGCTATGGTGTTGTTATAGGTCGCCTTCTTTGTGGCGTAGTCCTGTACGGCGGCGTTGTGCTTGGTATCAAGGGCGACGGCTTCCGCTTCAAGGCGTTTTATTTCCGCGTCCTGTGCCGCTATAAGCCTGTTTAGTTCCTGGCCTTCCGCGTCCATCTTGTCAAGTCGGGCGGTTTGGTTGGCAATGAAGGCGGCGCGGGCGGTGTCTTGGTTCTTGCGGAAGGATTCAAGGGCTGCGGCTGCGTCGCACTGATGGCGGTTGGCTGCTCCGGGGTCGGCGCACTGATGACCGAATACCGGGCAAATAAGCGGGCCGGCGGTCGGGGCTTGCTGTTCTTGGAATTGTTCGTTATTCACGGCTTCCCAACGCTTGCGAAGGTCGGCTACTTGGGCTTCGTAGCCCTCTTTACGGCGTTTGGCAGTGGCTATGGAAGCCGTAATTACTGACTTCTCCCGGCTGTAATATTTGTTTTCGCTTTCCTCGTCGCGCTGTATTTGGGCGAGGTCGCGGGCGGCTTCGTCGGCTACGCGGTTGGTTTCGTAAGCTGCTGCGCGGGCTGCTTCCTTCGCGTCCTGTAATGCCTTAGCCTGTGCGTCGCGCTTAGTGTTGATTTCCGCCTGTATCTTTGCCGCCTGTTCGTAGGCTACGCGGTTGGCTTCTGCTTCGGAAGTTGCCGCCGCGTCAATGTTGGCGAGGTCTTCCTGTATCTGCGCCTTCTCGCTTTCAAGGGCGGCGTAGTCCGGGGCTACCGGGGTGTTTCGGGTGGCTTCGTCTTTGCGGGTCGGTATCTTATCTAACTGCGCTTCAATTCTGCCACGACGTACCGAAATTTCCTTTTTGTATTCTTCCATCGTCTTGCCTGTTACCCGGTGCAGAAGGGCGGCAAATTCTTCGCGGGTGGCTGCTACGTCCGCGTCGTTAATCTTGCCCGCCATCGTAAGCAAGTATTCGCGTTGTGCCTTCCAATGAAGCGTAAGGAAGTAGTACGGATCCGTAATGACCTTAAAGAGGTCTTCGGGAATTATTGCGGCTACCTTTGCGTCGTATTCTGCCTTCTTCAAGGGTACGCCGTTAAAGAAGTAGTCGGTATGGTGCCCGGACAGGGTGCGCTCGGTGCTTCCTTTGGGGGTCTTCCACTCCTCGACATAGACGCGGCGAAGTTCCACGCTTGACGCTTCCCCGGTTTCGGTGTCTACCACGTCGAAAAGCCCGGTTGCTCCGTGTTCAAGGTCGGGAATAAAGTTACCTTCCGCATCGTTGGTCTTTATCCCAAATTTGGAGTCGGAGTTTCCTTCGCTGTCTTTGCCCCAAAGAAGCCACGCGAAGGAGTCCGCTATTGTGGTCTTCCCGGTTCCGTTACGTCCGCTTATGGTCGTAACGCCGTCGCCGAACTCTACGACTACGTTTCGCAAACCCTTAAAGTTTACAAGGGTAAGGCGTTTTAGTGTTACTTGTCTGCTCATATAGCTGTTAATTATTTAGTGTTGTTACTTTTCTTTGTTTCCGGCTAACTCTAAGGCTAAATCCGCGTCAATAATCAGAAGTGCGCCTATTTGGGTTATTGCTTTGTCAATCTTCCCGGAAGTCTTGATACGGCTTGCGGTCGTTTTGCTGCACCCTAATAGTTTCGCCAAACCTTTAAGGCCGTAGACGTAGCGGCGTTCGCCTTCCTGTTTTGTTGGCTTGTTTGCCAAAACCGCTCTTACTCGGTCTTCGACTGTATCCAAAAGTTGGCCTACGGTAAGGTCTATTATTCGGGTGTCGGGGTTAATCTTCTTCATCGTCGTCTAAGTATTTTTCAGGGTCTTCGGGAAGCGGAAGTTTGTTAATGTAATGGGCGGAAGCGGCGAAGTTGGCGAATAGAACCAATAAGACAGTTATACTTGCGTCGTCGGCGGCCGCGCAAAGAAGGAATAGCGACAGGGCGAACCATACGAAAATTAGCCACTGCCGGAACGTGTAGCGTTCCCCGGTTTCGGTCTTGCCGAATATCTTTGTTTTCAGTTCCTCGCTTGTCATGCTATCAGGTTGTTGAAGGGGGTAATATTTTCGTTCTCGTCCTTTGCCCGGCGGAGCGTTCTTGCTGTCCGTGCCGTTGTCGGTCTGGTCCCGCGTAACAAATAGTTGTCGTCGTTATTGCCGTTGTATTCGTGGAAGCCCATAACCAACAGCAGGGCTGTCGCTATGAAGGCGCGTTTAAGCGGGTCTAAATCCACGGGAACGCCGCACTTCGTGCAAAACCACCAAACGCAAAGTTCCGTAGCCTTTTGGATGCCTATCTTGGCGTATATGTTGCGGGCGGTGTTCTCTACGGTTCGGGCTGAAATAAAGAGCCTTTCGGCTACTTCTTTCTTACTCGCTCCCCACGCCAACAACTCGGCTACCTCGCCTTCCCGTCGGGTAAGCTCTGCTTTTAGTCGCATATCCCCCAAATATTTTCGGTTACTCCATACTTGGCGAATACTTCCGTAACTGCTACGGCTTGGCTTGCCTTTGGTTCCTGCTTGCCGTCGCGGTAGCAATAGAAGGAATTGCGGTTATTGATTCCCAATGCCGCCCAAAGGTCGGCTATACAGGCTTCGTAGTCGCCCATCTTTACTTGTTTAAGTCCGTTTCGGAAGCCTCGGAAGGCTGCTTTTGTCGCTGTCAATGTCATATTTTGAATTATTAAGCGGTTAGAATTTAGTGCGCGGAGGAAGGCTCGAACTTCCTACGCCCGCTTTCGCCGCGTCCGCGCTCCGGCCTGTTCCCGGTTGTCAACGGTTTATAGCCTTCACGAAAGGGATTCTTTCTCCGTTGGCTTGTTATATAGTTGTGGTTGCTCCGTATTAACTTGATACGGCTATCAAGAAAATTAACCCTTACCCGCGTTTGCCTGTCGCTTCTCTAACCACTCATCGCGGCGGTGGCGGCACTCAATCAAGGACGAAGCCACGGTAGCGAATAGTTCCCCGTCCGGGGTGCGGTAGTCGTATTGGACGCGCTTAACTCGCTTTCCGCGTAGGCGGGTAGTGAATACTTCGTAGTTCTCGCTTCCGGCGGGGCAAACACTACAGCCCCGGTTGTCGTTCATGCTCATTATTGTATGGTGTTAGTTGTTTCGTCTTCTATTAGTTCGCCGTTTTGTCCTATCCACAGCATTGCGTCTTGCCCGTTGTAGGAAAAATCAAAGGCTTTGTTTTTGGGGTTAAACCGGCCTTCTAATATTGTGCCTTCTTTAAGTCCGCGTATCTCTGCCAGGCACCAATAGCCGAAGTCGGTAAGCACTTTTACGACTGCCTTAGCCTTAATAGTTTTATTTGCCATATACTTGTATGCTTATTTGTAGTAGAATGTAATTTTAAGCCCGCGACGAAGTTTGCATACGCACTTATCAAGCATACACTTAAAGGCGCGGGTTAGTAGGTTGTTGGCTAATTTTTCGCCAATAAGACGAAGAAGCCCGCTTACTCCGACGAGGGTATTTAACCGCTTCCCTTCGCCGTTCACTCCGCTAACTTTAATTAGGAAGTTTCTGTTAATCTGCGCTGTCGTGTAGTCCATATAACTGAAATTTAAGTAATTTTTGTTATTGCTTCGTGCTGTAATTTTCGCTAACTTTGCAACTGAATTACTAACACGGTGCAAAGTTAATGCTTTGCCATACACGATGCAAGTGTTTGCCATACAAAGGACGTGTTTTTAAGATTGTTTAACATTTAATCCCTTCAATGCAATGGAAGGAACAGTAAAAGAGCGACTTAAAGACTTTATAAAGTTTGTAGGTATCAGCGAACGCGAATTTTGTAGGCGCGTCGGCGTGGGGTCTGCCTATATACAAAGTATTCGTAAGTCTATAATGCCGGACACTCTACAACAAATTACCATACAATTCCCGCGCCTTAATCCGCTGTGGCTAATGATGGGCGAGGGCGAAATGCTCCTACCCGAAGAAAAGCCGGAAGCCCCCGAAGCGGCACCTTCCGAAATTCTTCTTAAACTTTTGGAAGATGCCCGCGAAGAAAAAGCCCGCCTTCTCTCTATAATCGAAAGTCAACAGCGGACTATCGAACGGCTAACCGAACTTACTAAAAAAGCGGATGTCCACCGGGGCGACACTGCAACCTCTGCCGCTGTCGGGTAGTCCTTGGGCGTACCGTTCCTTTATACTGAAATTTTGGCTATACCTTATTATATATAAAGCCGAGAAATACAGGTAAGTAGCGGCATAAGTGCCGTAGTAAAGTGATACGCCGTAGAACGCACAGAAACGCCCCATTTTCGCGCCGTTTTCTTCGGGGTGGTAATTCCTACCATTTGGGGCGTAAAGTGCCGTAAACGCAAAATTCGGGAAAAATAACTCAGCTATATGGAAATCGCTATAAATACCTATTATTCTAACCGGGCTTACTACCCGTTTATCCCTCGCCACGTCTTCGACGCTTTGGAAGCAGCGTACTTGGACGGTCGGGAAACTATTGTTATATCGGAAGCGGACTACTTCGCTATTGTTGACAACGCCAAAGCCGCCGGACTATGCCCCGCGTAGTTAATACATCCTGGCCCATTAAGGAAGAAATAAGCCGCCGTTTCTTCTTGGCGTTGGAACGTCTTGTAGAATTAAATAAGGTTGCGTCGCTTGAGTCGTTCTGCAATGAATACGGGCTTAGTGCGCCGAAGTATCGGGAACTTCGGTTAGGCTATGGCGTTACCCCGAAGCCGGACTACAAGCCCCGCTATAAGGGCATAGAATTGGAAGCCGCCCACTATATTACAGCCTGCTATCCCGTTTCGGCGAAGTGGCTGCTTACCGGGCGCGGAAAAATGCTTACTTATGAAGTTCAAAATTAAGGTAGGGTTACATATAAAGCCTAACAATAAGGGTAAGGCTACGGAAGAAGTCGGTATTAGGCTTCGGGTATCGTGGGCCGGTCTTCGGTGCGATATCCGCTCCGGCTATGTTATCGCCCCGGCAAAATGGGACGACGCTAATAGTTGCGTCCGGCTCGGAAACAAGAACAGCCACGGCGAAACAGCCGGGGCTATCAATCGCGGCGTTATGGCTGTGGCTTCCACTATTGAAGAAGTCCTTACCCGGTTTGAACTTGACAATAAACGCCCGCCTTCGGTCGCCGAATTTAAGGAAGCCTTCGACTTGGCCGCCGGACGTGCGAAGCCCGAAGAAAAGAAGCCGGAAGAAAAGCCGTTAGGGTTCTTCGCCGTCTATGACCTATTTACCGGGGAAATGGGGGTTACGAATAATTGGACCCATGCAACCTATACCAAATTCAAAAGCCTAAAAGCCCACCTTAAAAAGTATAATAGACGGCTGACGTTGGAAGGCTTCGATAAAAATACTTTCGCCGGGTTTGTTACCCACTTGCAGACAAAGGAAGGGCAGTTAAATACCACGGTCGCTAAAAATGTCGCTTTCGTGCGTTGGTTCTTGCGTTGGGCTGCTGCTAATGGCTATTATTCCGGGCTGGCCCATGTTCAATATCGCCCACGCTTTAAGGGATTGGACTGCAAAGAAGTTATTTATTTGGAATGGGAAGAATTGCACCACTTTCTAAATTTTGACTTCTCCGGCTTTAACAACTCCTTCGAAATAGTCCGCGATGCCTTCTGCTTCTGCTGCTTTACTGGGCTTCGGTACTCCGACGCTGCGAAACTGCGTAAATCGGACGTTTACCGCGAAGCCGTGCCACCTTATATTAGCGTGGTAACTAAAAAAACTTCCAAACGACTACACATAGAATTAAATAAGTACGCGCTTGCTATCCTTGACAAATACGTTAATATACCTTTGCCGGACGATGCCGCTATGCCTGTGTTAAGTAATCAACGAATGAACAGCAACCTTCACGAAGCGGCGGAAGCCGCCGGACTTGATGCGCCTGTGCGAATAGTTTCTTTTTGCGGTTCTCAACGGACGGAAGCGGTTGTACCGAAGCACGAAGTATTAACTACCCACGCCGGGCGACGTACTTTTATTGTTAACGCCTTCCGGCTCGGTATTCCCGCGCCTGTTATTATGCAATGGACGGGCCACGCTGACTATAAGGCAATGAAGCCGTATATAAAAATAGTAGACGCTTTGAAGGCTGAAAATATGGAACGATTTAATTCCTTCGATGTCAATCGTACCAAATCCGAAGAAGGCAAAAAATGAAGTACCCGAAAAAGTACCCGGTTTTACGTTTAATGTTTGATTATGCACCTACCCAATGAAACAAGCGTTACCACGTTAAACGCTGTAACCGTTAATGTTTGGCTATGGTTGGAAATAATATTAAATAAACCTCGTAGACTCGTCCTCTCCGCCAACAACGCTGTAATACAGCAAAGTAGCAAATAAGTACCCGAAAAAGTACCCGAAAACGGACTTTTAAGGGTACTTTTCTTTTATTCTGCCCGGAAATAGACGAGCCGGAAGCTGCCCCACGGCTTCCGGCTCGGTTCTTGTGTTTAGCTGCCCTTCTTGGCGGCGTTGTGTATTTTAATAATTGTCTTCACGCCGTAGAATAAGGCATAGGCGGAAAAGCCGCCGACAACTATAAGGTAAAGCCAATCCCAAATAGTGAACTTCGGCTTTTCCTCGGTCTTGGTTTCGGTGGCTTCCTGTTGTGCCGCCGAAACGTCGGCTTTTATTGCGGTGTCCTCGGTGGCGGTCGCTTGGGCTGTGGCTTCGGTCGCCCGGCTCTCGTTCTTTTCGCCGTTAATGACTGCCCGGCCCGTAGTAATACTTTTCACGTTGGGGGGCTTGGCCTTCGTGCCGTCCTCAATGGATCCGCCCGGAACTATCGCGTTAAGCCAATCGGGGGCGGTGCTGTCGGAAGGAAGCGTAGGAACTTCGCCGGGATAAAATTCCACCTTGGCGAAGTCTATAACTACGTTCTGCTTCTCGTCGGTCTGCACGTTGGTAATTATTGCGGTCTGCCCTGTGGCTTCGATGTGCTGCTGTCCGGCGGTCGTCGCTGTAAGCTGCGCTTCGGCCTGGTTTTCGGTCGCCGTTGTCTTCCGGGTGGTGGAACAGCCGGAAAGGAAGAAGGCGATGGCGGCTATTAGGAAAATGGCTATTCGTGTCATACGTCGGGGAAGGTTACTTTTTTAGCGGGGTTCGTGTTGTGGGTAAGGCTTCCGTACTGAATACGGTTAAGGCGGTTAAGCCATCCTTTCCTAAACCGCTTTTGTGAAGGGTTGGCGGCTATGATGCCTTCAATGAAGGCGACGCGGGCGGCCTTAATCTTGTCGAACAGGACGCGGGGCGGCTGTGCGTTAAGGGCGGCTAAGGTCTTGTCGCCTACAATGCCGTCCACCTTCACGCCGAGAAGGGCCTGAACCTTGGTTATTCCGTGCTTGCCGGAAGCCCATACCCAATCGACGACAATGTTAGCGACGGACTGCGAAGTAATGCGGTCGGCTTTCCACCGGTTCCAATAGTGGGGACGCATAACACGCTCCACCGCGTCGGTGTCGGTTATCTTCTTGAGGTCGTCTACGTCGATGTCGCCGTCGCCGTCCTTGTCGTAGCCAACTTGTCGCCATGTCGCAATAGTAACGCCTTTGTTGGTCGCTCCGCCCCGGTCTAAGGGGTCGTTTACAAACCCGCCTTCGTGCGACAAAATGAAGGGGGCTAAAATTGCTAAATTTGCCATGCTGTGTTAATATTGGTTAGTCAATGAAGGCGGGCAGAATGTACTGAATATTCATAGCGGCTTCGTGAAGAATGGCGCGGGCTTCGGCTTCGTCTATCTTCTGCCCGTGGGTAAACTCGCAAAAGATTGAGCCTACCCAATCGTGCGAATTATCGGAAAGTCGCTTTATTATTACCTGCTCCGTGCCACACGACGAAAGTAAAGATTTTGCGTAGCGGTCGGTTACTTGGTTGTCTATGTCGGTTATGAACATAAACAAGTTCTTCGTAAGGCCGGCGCAAAACTTCGCTACGTCGCACATTTTTAGGTTTTGAATACGCGGCTTCATGCTCTCCACTCCTTTGCGTTTGCTCTCAAAGTAGATGCTTACCATGCTTTCGTTGCCTAATGGGTGCGGCTGAACTATATAAACCCGGTCGGCTTTAAGTTCGTGAAGTATTTCCCACAATTCGCCGTGGACTAACGCCGAATTGTCGGAACGCCGCTTACGCTTTACTTCGTTGTCGCGCTGCATCTGCTCTACCTTCAAGTCGGTAAGTTTATTTTTTGCGTATTGGTTGTAACTGAACCACGCGGTAATAATCACAGCCAACGCGCTAATTATTTCGGGTAAATACTCCATCGTTGTATAGGTTGGTTAGTACCCGGCCCCGGCGAGGTCTACCTTAACCATCGCCTTAATCTCGGCGACGCGGCGAAGGTGCGCGGTATAGCGTTCTTCTGCTTCCTTGGCTTCGGCTTCCTCTACAAGTCCGGCGCGGGCGGCGTTGTAGTCGTTAATCAGTCCGAACTCTTCCGTTTCCGAAACTTCGGCGCGGATGACGGCGCGGACTATCTCTTTATAGTTCGGGTTGCCCCACACTTCCACGGTGTCGTAGTCGTAGACAATTCGGGGCGATTCCACTATTACGGCGGTTTCCACTCCTTCGGGGTTGCCTTCGTCGGCCTGGGGTGCGGGTTCTGCTTCCTGTGTGCGGGCCTTCACGTTGTAGTTATAGTGGAAGGCACCGTTACCGAGCGGCAAAATAGCCGCCGGCCTAACGTCTGAATTTGATTTCATACGGGCTTTTCTTGTTTAGTTTGTTAATAAAATAGTCGCTATCGCTGTATTTAAGCCAACCCCACCACGACGCAAGAGCCTGTAAAAACTCCTTTTCGGGTACGGGGTGTTTGGCTTTCCGTAACTTCGCCAACTTCCGGCAAAGGTTTCGCTTAATACCCTTCCTTATCCGTGTTTCGTTAAGGTTAAAGACGAAGCCTAAAAAGTCAATGCCCCGGCCGTGTTTGTCGCTTCGGTCTAAGGCTACCGGGAAAATTTGCTTATTCCTCTTGACCTCTATTTTTAATTTGTTGGTCGTGTAGTCCTCAATCTCGGCGAGTAAACGGTGCAATTCCTCTTTATCGTTGGAAAGTATAACAAAGTCGTCGGCGTAGTCAATAAGGTATTTAACGCCCTTCTTCTCCTTGAGCCAATGGCACAACGGCGTAATATAAAGGTTGGCGAAGTATGGACTAAGCGGGCTACCGAGCATAATGCCGGGTTCGCTGTCTATAATGTCGTCCAAAATTTTAAGGATCCGTTTGTCCTTAATGCTTCGGCGTACTATTCCCTTCATTACTTCGTGGTTTATGGAAGGGTAATACTTCCTTATGTCGAATTTAAGACAATATACCGGGCCGCTCTGCCGGGCTTCCTGTAAGAAGTCCAAAACCTTTTTAGCTGCCGGAAGTTGCCCGCGCCGCTTCACTCCGCAATAACAAGCGGAAATAAATACTTTGTCCCAAATGGGGCGAAGCACGTTTAACAGGGCGCGGTGTACTATCTTGTCGGGCGTTTCGGGAAGTATGGTAAGAAGGCGTTCTTTGGGGTCGTGAATTTTAACGGTATAAGAAGGCGACGGGCGGAAACTATCGCTAACGAGAAGGGCGTGTATTTCCTTCGCCTGTTCCTCGACGGTCTTTGCAAGTCGCCGGGGTTTCTTCTTGTTGCGGCTTGGCGACGTAATTATAGCGTGGGTTATATTCTCCACGCTGCTAAATTCGCCGTATATGTTTCCGCGTCGTTTCACTTCTTTTTGCTTTGCTGATTCTATGGCGTTCTTCGGCGTGTAGCCTACCAAAAGCCGTTAAATAATTACTATTTTTCGCCTTTGCGGGCGGGGTCTTTGCCTTTTTAGTATCGTGTCTTAACCCTATGGGGCTAAGTGTATCAGTAATTCCGGGAGCCGATGTTCGCATTCGTATTCGTAGCCGCGTTGTTCGTATTCGCGTTCGCAAGCCCGGCATTCGCGCCGTTGTTCGCATTACCGCCGAACAAAACGCCCGAAGGCAAACAACCCAATTCGTTTTATTCAAAGTAGTAGCGCGTTCCCGAAGCCCTCATAGTGACTTTTCGCGGGAAGGCGTTACGCTTCTTAATCTCACGAAGCACATACTTTATTTCGGTGGAATTGGTAAAGAACTTTTCCACTTGCCCCGCCTTGTCGGGGCTGTTGTCCGGGTGCTTTATCTTCACTAAGAAGCGTTCCGCCCCGAACTTGGTCTTAACTCCGTCGATGAAGTCAAGCACGAAGAAGGAAAGGTTAATTAACTTCTGCTGCGTGGTTTCGTGGCAGTTGAAGTGCTTGTTATTCTCGTCCTGTGGAATATTCAGGAAGGCGAGGGTTCCGTCGTCGTGTCCGGGGTTCGTTTGGGTATCCATATTTTTGTTTTTTATTGACCCCAACCGCCGAATAAACGGTACGCGGCGGTTGGGGCGGGTTATTGTGTTTTTGTAGGTCGTGGGGCGTGGACGTGCTACGCGGCGGGTATAAAGCAAAGCCGGGAGCCGAGGAGCGCATCCGTAGCCGTAGCCGCGCCGGCCGTATGCGCGAACGCAAGCCCGGCATACGCGCCGCCGGACGCACCACCGCCGAACAAAACGCCCCTCATAGCCACGCCGGAAGCGGGTATATTGGTATAGAAGTAGTCCGAGAAGTAGGTCGTAGAACCGCCGCCAACCTCTCGCGGCATATTCTCGCCGAACTCTCCGGCAAGTATGGCCTTAACGTAACCTTCCTTGCGGGGAAGGTCGCCCCGGTAGTCGTAGCCGTTATAGCTGCTGTCTTGGAACTGCGCCGGGTCGTTGCAAACGTAGAACTTTGACAGCCCGCCGTCCGCGTCGCTCTGTATCTCACACTTGCAGCCGTCCGTCCAGCTCCAAATATGCCCAAAGGGGTTTTCTAACCCTCGGTAACTTGGAACCTGTACGACTAAGGGGGTAGCGTCGTATTCGGTGGGCATTGTGAACTCTACCACGCCCGTAGCGTTGCCGAGGCTGTTGGTGTAGCCACACGGGACGAACGGGTAGTAGCCGTTAAATGTGTTCCACTTCGTACTATTAAGCGTTGTTACGCCTGCGCCGAGTCCGCCCTGTTTGTAACCGTTTGCGTCGGGCTGCGGGTTAAATGCCGCTTGGCAGTTAAGGTTGGCGTATTCAATGACGAACAGCCAATAGGTTGTAAGCTGCGCGGCGTATAAGTCGCAGTTCCACCCTTTGCCGTTAAGTCCGGCTTCGCCACGGTTGCGGGCGTAGTTGCGGAAGTTGGTAAGGGAAATTTGTGTAGCCGGAAGTCCGAGAAGGCTGCGGTATGTTCCATCCCACGCGGTGTTATTGTTTCCACCACGGAAAGCGGCGGTAGCGTTGACGACGGAAGCCAATTTAGGCGTAGCCGTAACGGTGCGGTCTACGGTGGCTTCGTAAGCACTGCGGTACATCTTGGGGACTTCGTGGAAGCCCGGCAGGGGGTACTCGGAAATAAGGGCTACTAAGTCCGTGCCGTCGAACTCAAATTTTCGGTAGTGGCGCGGAATTTCTACCATTACTTGACCGTCCGCCCCGGTAAGGTTGGCGGCGGCTCCGTTGTCGCGCTTGGTGCTGTCGGTGGCGTGAAGGTAATAGGCTACCGTTCCGTTGTCACGAAGCACACAGCGGCGCATTTTGGACTGAATAGGCAGGGAAACGTGAAGTTCCGGGCGGCCCACTCTTTCCAACGTGGTAGCGGCTACGGTCGTCTTGATTTTCACGCCGTAGTAATAATCGTAAGGGAAGGCGGGCTTAGTGTTGCCCGCTGCTATGATTAAACCCATGTTCGTATGTTGTTTTAATAGCCCCAAAGAAGGGCGGTTTTTTGACTTGTTGATTTTATCTCGCGGACTATTTCGGGGTTCCACCCTGTTTCAAAGCGTGTGGCAATAAATTCGCCTTCGGGCATTCCCCAAAGGTTTACTTCAAGCACTACCGCCGCTTCTCCGTCGTTCTTGACGCAAAAGGGGGTATCTTTTCGGAAGCTGCCGCCGTCGAAGTTGACCGGGCCAATTACCGAAACTTGCACGCTTACTTGGTCGCCGTTCCTGTTTACCATATCGTATCGTTTTAAGTTGCTGCAAATTTACTTTATAATCGTATCAATTTAATACGTCGCTTAGTTTCCGTGAAGTGTTTTAGCGGTTTTGTCCGTGATTATACCGCCAAATTATCCCCGGAAGAAGGCGAAGCCGTGTTTTTCGCCTTCCTCCAGGTTGTAGCTGCTATGAAATATTTTTAATCTTCCAATATGCGGTAGAGCCATCGGTAATAAATAGTAATTCGTACTGGGTATTACCCCCTATTGTTAACTTTTCAATTGCCGAATTTCCGTTATATACTGTGGCGTCTGTTGGCTTTTGGAGTATGAAGTTGGAATTACCCCGCATCGAAATCACAACCATTCTGAACGTAAACGCTTGCCATATGTTTATTCCAAATATGTAGCGTAATGTTTGAACGGAAGGTAAATAAGCGGGCTTGTTAGCCGTTTTATTATTAATTATGAATATTGAACCGTTAAAGGGGTATAGATTTATTACACTCATAACGGAAGAGTCGGTAGCAATATAATTACCCATTTCGACAATTCCGCCACGGGCCACTATTGAACCGTTGGTTTTTAATGCTACTCCGGGGCCTTGTTGCGTGTATGATTCTATCAACACGGCCGGTTGTAGTGCGCTGCTGTAAGAGTTAAGAACATCGTATTTGTAAATATGCGCAATCGTTCCGAAATCGTATGACGACTGAGAATTTGCTCCCTTACCCAACGCCACACGCCCAAACGGGTGGTTGTTACTGTTTCCTACCGTTGTGTCTTGGGTTTGTATGCGTATGGCTTGGGGACTTAACAGCATTTTCTCGCCTGTACTATAATCCCACGTCGAAACATCGCCGTAACTTATACCCTCACCGCTAACAAGAAGTTTATTACCAATAGTGCCGGACTTGGCGTTAATTGTTCCCGTTATCGTTCCTTTCGTTGCGACAAAGGAGCCGTCTTGAAGAACGCGGAAGGGGGCAGTAAAGCGATTAGCCTTACTTGCACCGGCCCAAATTCTAACCTTTCGGGCCTCGGTTTCGTTGGCTGCTTCGTTCTCGCCGCCTGTTATTCCGGCTACAATACTTTGGGAATTTTTATTAGCAAGTTGCACCGTTCCGGCGGTAATTATACCCCGGTCGATGGTTACTTGAGTGTTGTCGTAAAAGGTGGCTTCCGCCCAATCGTTCACGTTAAAGCCGGAAGCGCGGGCGGTAACACAACGGTAGAGGTCTTTCCGGGCTACTCCTGTGCTATCCGTCCACGAGCGTAGCCAAAGGTCGCCCACGTCGTAAGGGCCGTAAGGCTGTGCTACGAATACTTGCCGCTTGCGGTCTGCGGTGTCCTGTGCTTTGCTTGCGGCTTCGTATGCGTCTATTGCCTTTTGGTCTTCTATTTTCGCCCACGAATAGACATATACCGTGCCGAGGCTTGTACTTGTTGAAACGGCAATACGCCTATAATACTTTAATTCCTTGGTAGAGGTATTATACCAATAGTCGCCAACGTGCTTTAACTTCTCCGCTGTTGTCGTCCACGCCGTAGCCGGGTCGGTTGTCTGGAACCAGCTCTCTATCTTTCCGTCTATTTGGTCGTTTATATCGCTGACGGTTGGAAGAAAATTATTATTTATGAAGTTCGTTAGCCCGCTGTCGTCGGTGTACTTGCTCGCCTTCTCCCAATCGCCGGAATTATAAGCCCCGGTTAGTCGCTCACGTTTGCATCGTAGGATGTCGCCCGTGTTGCCTTGTACCCAAAGGTCGCCAACGTGGTAAGGCGTGTAAGGGGTAGATACGAATATTTTAGCCTTGTCGTTGGCTGCGTCGAGTGCGTCCTGTGCCAACGCTAACGCTTGGGCTAATTCCGTGTCTTCAAGTTCTTGCCACTTGTAAACATCGCGGGGCTTCCCGGTGCCGCTTGCTTCGGTAGTTTTGATGTATCGCCAAACCTTGCCCGTTTCCGTGTTATAGTATAGGTCGCCGAGGTGGTTGTCTTGCTCCTTTGTTCCGGCGGCTATCCAATCCTTTGTAGGTTCGGTGGTGTCCGACGGGTCGGACTGATAAAACCATTGTTCTATCACGCCGTCTAACTGCGCTTGAAGTTCGCCCAATACCCCCGGAAGGGTGTTGTTTATATAGTCCTTCAGTTCGTCGGTCTTTTCCTGTACGTCGGCAATGTCGTAATAGTTGCCGTCGCTGCCTACGAAGCGAATAACGCCGCCTATTTCGTCGTTATCCAAATCGAAGTAGCACTTACCGCCGCCGCTGCTCTCAATTCGCCCGGTACGAAGGAAACGCCCGTTTATTGTGGAACTGCCGTAAGTAAGGCTTACCAATCGGCCGGGGTTCTTGCCGCCCGCGTCGGTTACGACGCTGTTAAGCACTCCGACGAGGAAGTTATAATACCCGGCTTCCTGTTCTACGGTTATGGCACTTTCGGAAAGGATAATAGTACCGTTCCCCGCTGTTGTGGAACAACGGGCGTAAATATAATAGGCTGTCGCGGGTTTAAGGTTGGTATAGGTCGCCGTAGTCAGTACCCACTGCCTAATATTTTCTTCTATGGCGTAATGGGCCAACCGTCCGCCGGAAATGTATAGCGCGTTTGGATCCTTGTTGTAGTTCGGTTGGAAGGTTGCGTTTAACAGCGTGAACTGCGTAGACTTCGCGCCAACGCTTAACATCTGCGTTTCAATGGAAAGGGGCTTTATTTTCTCGCTGTAATAGTCGCCTTCCGGGTCGAATACCATGTTTAACAACTCTTGCGTAGCCATCCAACGTCGCCGCGCCCTTGTGGGGTCGGCTAACTTGTTGATGTTTATCACGTCGTTAATGTCTTCTATCTCGTTCAATACGCGGACGGTAGTAGACTTCGTAACGGTGTCGCTCAGGGTTAGTTCGTAGGTATGCCGCTTCAATAGGTTACGTTCTATCCTTACTATGCGGACAGCCTTGTTAATGCCTAATTCTTCGTCCTCGACGTTAATGTAGTCGCCAACGTGGAAAATTTCGGCTTCCACCTCTTGCCCGAAGGTCTTTATAAGGAAGTCTTCGGAAAGGGTAAGTTTATAACTTACTTGGGGCTGTGTCATAGCCGGGAAGTCCTTCTTTGCGGCTTCCGCTAACTTGTTTTCGGCGGCGGTAATATAACTTTCGGGCAGTTGTATCTCGGTAATTATATACTTGTCGCCCTTGGAAATTTGGAACGCGCCGGACGTGGCGGAAGGGAATACCATACCGTTTTCGTCCGTGAAGCGGTTAAGTATGAAGGTACGGGTAGCGTGGTCGTACTTGTGTACATCAAATTCGTAGCCCGCTAACTGCCCGGTTTGGAACTTGATTTTTGCTGCCACTCCGTCCAATAGATAACGGGTACTTCCGTCCGGCTTCTTGGCGTTCAAGTCGAACATAGCGTTATCCCCGGCGGTGGTGTCGGAAAAGGTTATTTCGTCCGGGCCTATCGCTGTAACCTCGCCGACGCGCTCCGGCTTGATGTCGTAAACTTTTTCGTTTTCCTTTACGCCGTATTGGGCTATTGCCTTCGCGTCCTCTAAGAAGGAAGTAAGGCGGTCGGTGTTGGGAAGGCATAGCCGGGTATGGCCGTAGTTTTGTCCGAGGTTATCCTGTCCGCCGTAAACGAAAAGGCGGGTAGTTAGTCCGGCGTTGTTCACGTTGGTACGTTTAAGGCTATACAAGCCTTTGCCACGTCCGTAACGAAGCGTAAAGGCGTGGGTAACGCCCGCCTTCTCCTTGATGTTAATCGTGTTGAAGCCGTTGCCGGGTGTTATCTCAAATTCTACGTTCCATTCGCTACAAATGTCTTGAAGCACTTGTAGGCAGTTACGGCTCGACGTGGTTAGGTTCTTGTAGTCGGTCGTCCCTTCCGCCGGGCAGCTCCCTAAACGCCACTTATTAGGCTGTACGCGGTTGGCGTTCCACACCAATACGCGCAAATGCCCATATAGGTCGCTGTAATAGGTATCGCCGTAAGCGTCCGGCGGTAACTTATATTGCGCGTCTATAAGTCCGTACTGCAACCCCTCAAAGGTTATGTCGTATTCGTAGCGGCGTAGTCCGTTCTTACCCGGTTCGGGTAATTGGTTAGCCGTATAGGTACGCCCGTAGACTTTTATGCGGTCGCCAATATCGACGGGAAGGGGTACGGCTGACGAAACGGTAACGGTAACAACGTCGTCGGAAAGTAAGGCGGTTTTTTGGGTCGCCTTACTGATTCCGCTGACGTTCTTACGGCTGAAAAGCGGGGTTTCGCTTCCGTCGGAATGGGTAATTATAATCTGTTCCATACGATGATGCCGTTGGTGGAAAAGTCGGTTATTTCCTCAATAACCCCGGCAATTACGACGTAGTAAACGCCGTTTTCGGCGTAGGTATGCTTCAACGCCTTCGCGCCTGTGAAGTCGCCGTAAACGTCTTTGGTTACGGTGCCGTCGCCCCAATAGACGTTAACAACTTTGTCGGTCTTGAGGGCGATGCGTACTTCGCGGCTTGCGTCGTTTATTCGTTGGTGGCGAACTACACGTTTCACGGGGTCGGGTTCTTTTAATTTTAGGCTGAAAGTGCCTATCATCTTGTCGTCGTGCCAACGCTTGTTAAAGGCTATGCCGTCCGGGGCGTAGACTTCGTAAAGTAGTGGCTTCGTCGGGTGGATGCTTATCATAAGCCGCGCCGTCCCGTCCTCGCGTAGAATATCGAAAAGTCGGTTTACCCTCTCCACGAAGTCAATTTTACCCGAAGCCTTCAACCAACAATTAAGCGTTATTTCGCGTTCCTCGTAACGCTTGTTTGCGAGGTCTACTACTTTGCCGTGGTAGTCGGGCCAATCAACCGAGGCGGCCTGCTTCAACTTCGGAAGGTCGGTTACGCCGTTGGAACTCTCTACCCTTATACCCATTTCGCGGAAGTTTACGCCGTTAAGGTAGTATTCAAGTTGCGAAACGCTGTTAAGGCTTCCGGCTATATCGTCGTCGGATAGGGCTACGTTGTAAACCTTCACTTCGTCTAAATCGGCATAGCCGTATTCCGTTCCATAGACATCTTGAATAATGGCTATTCCTGTAAGCGCGGCGGGTAGCGTAACACTGCTAACGCGCTGCGTGTCTAAGTAAAGGGTTACGGTGTTCCCGGCCTTCTTTATGGTAAGGAAGCCCCAACTATCGGGGTTTACGTCTATCCAAATTTCGCGGCTTCCCTCCAATAGCGCGGTATTACAAAAAAGCCCGATTCGCTTTCCTGTAACTCCGTCGGCGTATTTGTTCGCCTTGACCCACGCTAAAATAGTGAAGTTCCCGGTTAAGGGTATGACGTTAGCCGGAACTTCGGCGTAGCCTTCGCCGGGGAAGCGTAGGCAGTTGCCCTGTTTGCCTACGACAAAGGGACAGCCCACTATTTCCGCGTCGTGGCGGTTGGCGGCGAAGTCATAGGCTACGGTTGAACCGTCCACTTCGTCGAAGGGAAGGTTAAGTATAAGGTTTTGCTCTAATGCCATGTTACTTGCGTTTATCGGTTGTTTTTATTCTCGCTTGCTCCGTGGCCTGGGTTTGGCACTCTCCGCCGTGAAGGATGACGCTTACCCGTGCGTTGTCGCTTGCTGTTACGTTGACCTTTGCCGCGCCGTCTATGCTGACGACGACAAAGGCGTTATTTCTTGCCGTGATGGTTATCTCGCTGTTGTCACGCGCCCACACTTGGCCGGCATCAAAGTTACCGTATTCCACCGTCCCGGCGGCGTTGTCGAAGGCTATAACACTTCTTGGACTTTTCGCCGCTATTAGGTCGTCGGTGCAAAACACACCGAAGCGGGCGCGTATGTCGGCGAACTCGGCGCGAAGTTCCGGCGAAGGGTAGTTATTTTCGGAGCAGAAGTCCTGACCCTTGACGAAAAGGGTTATAAGGCGTTCTTTGGAAGAAGCCTTTAATATGAAGTCATACCACTCCGAACAAATACCCGCCGCCTTCGCTTCGGCTGCTAATCGTTGTTTAAGTTCTTGTAGTTGCATTTTGCTGTTGTGTTAGTCGGTTATTCCTTGGCTTCGTAGGTCGTCGCCGTCGTCTATTCCCAAACGGTTAAGTATGGATATAAGGCTTCCGGCTATGTTCCCTAATCGGTTATCCATGCTTGAAAGGTGGATAAGCTGCTGCCTAAAAATTTCAATGGCTATAACTTGGTTCTGCCTTACGGCGTTGGTCTGGCCTGCCAATAGGTCTATACTCTCTTGGCTTGCCCCCTTTATTGCACCGCTTAGGCTTGTCGGGTCGCTTTCGTCTTCCAATTCGGCGAATAGGTCTTTATACATATCCATCGCCGCCTTGAAGTTCTGCCCGGCTGCGGCTACCGCTGCCTTAAAGCGGTCTTGTTCGGCTTGGGTTAGTCCGTCGAAACTGCCGTTTCCTTCTGCGTCGAAGCCCATATCTTTTTGAAGCTGCTTAATTGCGTTCTGCAATGGCTTCTCCAAAAATTGAAGTTTTAGGGCGTTGGAAACAGCGTTTTTAAGCACGTTGTCGGCTACGTCGCCGAATACCTTTGCAGCGTCCTCTCCGCTCTCGAAGGCTTCTATAAGTGCGTCCTTTAATTCGTTGGCTAAGTCCCCGGCGGAAGTTTGGGTGATGCTTTTCGTGATTTCGGCGATGATGTCCTCAATCTGTCGCCCGGCTTCGGCGTAGCGTTCTTGGAACTCCTCGACGCGTCCCCAATCGGTTTTCTTCTTGGAGATTTCGTCGTTAATCATTCCTTGTATTTCGTTCTGCTGCTGCCGTAGGTTCTGAATTAACGCACTTTGGTTTTGGTAGACGGTTTCGCCGAGGGCTTTGTCTACGGCGTGTTCCAATGCTGTATAGGCACGTCCCAACCGGGTAACGGCTTCTTCGTGCTTCTTAATGGACTTTTCGGCCTTGCGGTCGCGGCTGTTGAATAGGTCGAAGGCTGACGACAAAAAGCCTATGGATCCTTGAATAATGCTTAACGGGTTGGCGGTGGCTATGCCTGTGGCAATTTGGGAGGCCCCGTCCAACATTCCGCCTATGTCGCCTAATATGGCTTCCGTTTCCTCGTCCATGCTTATACCCATCTTCTTTATGCCGTTTGTCACGCTTCCGAAGCACGACGAAAGGAAGGTTAGGCTACTGCCGAGGTCGCCGAAGGCTTCCTTAAAGCCCGCGCCGACGCTCTTTGCTACCCCTGTTTCTTTGTTAAGGGCGGCGTTCAATATATCGAGCTGTTCCTGTCCTTCTATGGTAAGTTCGCCCTTAATTTTAAGTCCGTTAAGGGTGGCTATTTTCTTGCGGAGCATATCGACGTAACTACTACCTTCCGCCAATAGGTCGGCGTAGGCTTCCTTCGCGGCTCCGGCTAATGTGGTGCCGCTGCTGTTTATCGCGTCGGTATAGTCGGCGTATTGCTTCTTCTTTTCTTCCAACGACTTTACAAAGGGGTCGTCGCTGTCTAATAACTTTTCCGCTTTCATAGCGGCGCGAAGCTCGCTTAGACTTTGGCGAAGGGCCAGGAACGGGTTACGGGTGGCTAACTCGTTCTTCGCCTTTTGTAGTTGGTCGTTAATGGCTTTAAGGTCGGCGGGGTTGAACTCTGCCGAAAGGTTAATTTTCCGGCTGTTGATGTCGTTCAAAAGTCGGTTAATCGTGGTCGTACTGAGCCGAGAAATGTCGCTAAACAACTGCCCCCAACTTTCGGAAGCCATAAGACGCTGCGCCGCCAATTTGGAAAGTTCGCTTTGTTGCTTGGCGTTAATCTGCGCTATCATGGAAGCGTTGCCCTGTTGCTCGGCTAATGCACGTTGGGCGGCGTACTTTTCAAGTATCGCGGTTTCCTGTTCTTGGTAGGTCTTATATTCTTCTAAAAGTGCGTCGTATTGTTCGCTACCGCTTCGTTTGGAGTATTCCTCGCGCTTCTTTTCAAGCGCGGCTAATGCGGCTTCGGCTACTTGGCGTTCTGCGTCCGTGGCGGATTCTGCCGCTTGACGGCTTAAAAGTTCCTTCTTCCGGGCGTAACTTTCTTCAAAGTCTATCTTCTCTTGAAGGTAGCCCGCATATTCCTGTAACAAAGCCTTCGTTTCTTCCTTCGCCTGTTGGCGTGTGTCTGCTTCGGCGGTGTTAAGGATTTCCGCCTTGGCGTTATCCACGTCGGAATTATCCCCGGCCAACTCGGAACGTCGGCGTTCAATGGTCGCCAACATCTCGCTAATGGTCTTGCACTGGGCTAACTCCTGTTGTAGTTGCGTGTCGAAGGCTGAAATAACCGATTCGCGGGTGGCGTTGGCTATCTCGTTGTTAAGGGTTGTAAGGTTCTTTAAGTCGGTAGCGGTTTTGGCTGTCTTGGCTTCAATGGCGGCGCATTGGTTCTCCAAATATTGCAGATAACTGCTGCCTTCCTTCAATAAGGGCGCGAACTCGGAAGCGGCGGCGTTCCTTACGGTTTCGTCGCTGCTTGTTATCCGCTTCAAATATTTTTCATAAAGCGTCTTTCGCTGTGCCAACTGCTCGGCGAAGGGGTCTTTATTGTTACCATTACCGCCACTTCCACCGCTACCGCCGGAAGAAGTTTTAAGGCTCAACCTATCTACTTCTTTTTGTTGGGCGGCTATCTGCCGGGCGAGTTTGGAGCGTTCCGCGTCGGTAGCCGCGTCGTTATAAAGCCCGCGAAGGCGTTGTAGTTCCTTTTCGGCGGTCGCTACGCTTCCTTCTACCACTTGCCCGGCTTGGTTGCCTATCTGCGCTAATATTGCCTGTTCCTGTGCCGTAAATTGGGTTTGTTGTTCTATTAAGGTTTTGGCGGCATCCTGCATCTCGGTTAACTCCTGTTTAGCCCGTGCCTTGGCACTATTAGCCACTTCGATATAATATCCTGTAACGCCGCCGTATTGTCCGCTACTCGTCTGCACGAATTGGCTAACCGTGTCCGGCATAGCGTCTATTTCGGCTTGTTTCTTAATAATTTCTTGGTACTTCTCGGCGGCGAGGTTCTGCGCGGCCAATGCCTTCGCCTTCAAAATACACGCTTCAACGAATTTAGCGGAATTTTTAATAAGAAGGTCTTCGGCTTCCTTGGCGTTTCGGACTTTATAGCCGAGGTCGTTGAACTTGTCGGCGTTATCCTGTACCCACTTTTCGCGGTCTTTTAAGTTGTCGGTTAGTTGGATCCATTCCGCTTGTAAGGCCCGGTAAGCGGCTATCGGTTTCCCGGCGGCTTCTGCTACCTTCTTGTTGAACTCGTCGGCGGCTTTCTTCGCTTCGGCCTGTTTGCTGTTCAACTTGGAAATAATGTAAATAATTCCTGTAATGGCTGCGGAAAGTCCGAGGGTAAGTGTCGCCATAAGTGCTTGGGCGGCGACGGTGGAAATACCCAACGCCCCGGCTAACTTCAAGTTGGCAGCGGCTAACATTTCCTTCGCCTTGGCGACGGTTACAAGCATAAACGCGCTATCCTTGTTTAAGGCGTTGGCTACCTGCTGCAAACCCATTGTTATTGACATAAGGGCCTGCACCTTCAGCATTATTTTTTGAAGGTTTTCGTTCTCTCCGGCGAAAAGGGCTACCGCGCCTTGTGCCGTGCTGAACGCTCCGGCTACGCCACTAAGTCCGGCTATCATTCCTTGAAGTCCGGCGTTATCGTGGCTAAATATTCGGGCTTGGGTCTGTGCGCCGCCTATGGCGTTGGCAAGTCGCCCGGCTTCCTGTTGCAACTTTCGGAAGGTTTCCGTTCCGCGCAGTCCGGCTTCTTCCATTTGTCCTAACTGCTCCCGGACGTTGCGGAGCTGCGTCCTTAACGAAGTTTGGGCGTTGGCATTATTACGGGCGGCTTCCTCTGCCTTCCTTAACTGCTGTTCCTCGCGTAGAAGTGCGTCGGCTTGCTTTCCGGCTTCGTTTATGACGGTTTGGCGTAGGGTTATTTCTTCGCGGAGTTGGGCTTGTTTGGTTTGAAGTGCTGCGGCTTCTTCCTTATGCCCTGCCGAAAGGGCCTTAGACGCTTCCACGCCGAGCCGCTTGTATTCGGCTTCCAATTCGGCAATAGCCGCCTTATTGGTGTCTACTACCACGTCTATTTGTGCAAAGGCTTTGTCTATGGCTTGGGCGGCGCGTGTAAAGGCTCCGTCCATCTGCTTACCGCCTAAGACGGCCGCGCCTTGGAACTCCTGTATAGCCTTCTTACTCTCGTTAAGAACGCTAATTAGCTGCTTGTTGGTGCCGGAAATATCAAACGACAGCCCGCCGCCTTGTATATTCATCGGTTTCTGCTGTTTATAAGGTTCATAAGTTGCTCGGCGTTGTCGTCTGTAAGGGCTATTTCGGTGTCGTCGCCGCCGGACTTTCCGGGGGTGGTGCTTCCCTTGCCTTTATCGTCTATGCCGGGCGCGTCTATCATCATTCGTAGTACCTCGCCCCACGAAATACCGTGTAGCAAGTAGTCCAACGTCCAGCCGAAGTGTGCGCAGACGGAACCCCGGCGGCCCTGTGGACTTTTTAACCCTGTTGCTCTATACGTGTCGCTTCCGGGTCGCTTGTTCGCGCTGCGCTCATCAACCGCATAGAGTTTACAAAATCCCCTAAATTGCTTACGTTGGTTACTATAATTGCCAAAGTAAGAAGTTCGGAAGGTTTAAGGGTATGGAAGAAAAGCCGGGTAAGGTCGCGCAGGGCTTTCTTGTCTTCCTTCCGGCGGTAGGTCGTTCCGTCGTAGGTGGCTATATAGTAGTCTTCGCCCAATACGGCGACGGCTACCACTTCGGCAAGTTTTGCGGCTTCCTTGCTTGCCAAAGCGCGGGCGGTGCGTAAATAATCGTCGTCGCCTAACTTGGTTTCGTCTATCTCCATTTGAAGCCAAAGAAGGCTAAGACGGTCTAAGGTGGCTAACGTCGGTTCTTTAATCTTGTAAACCTTCGTTTCGGTTATCTTCTCCCGGCGACGGAAAAAGCCCCAAAAGCCCGGCTTACGGCGGTAGTGTGTTACCTCTATATCGAAGTCCACCCCTTCGCCTATCATCTTGCGCAGTTCCGCTTGCTCACGGTTCAACGCTTCTAATTTTTCGTTCTGCGGCATGGTCTTAATAATTGGGAAGGCCCCGGAACAATGTAGCGGGGCCTTCCGGGTTTGGTGTAAATGTGCGGGGCTGCTCGGTTAGGTCGTCTTCTTGATGACGGTAACGTACAACTTTTTAAGCCCGTCGGTATGGGGCTTCTGCACGGTGGCGGTAACTTCAAGAAGAAGGAGGCCTTTCTTGGAAAATTCGCCGTTGAACTTCGCCTTAATCTTGGCGCGGGGAACTTGAAACTTCAAGCCCTTGCGCGGAACGATGATAAGCGATTCTTCAACGTCGGCGGTAGCGTCGGGGTAGGCGTAAATGTCTGCCGCAATTTCGCCGCCGAAAAGACGTTTAAGACAGGCGAGGTCGGGGTTCATAATGGAAAAGGCAAACGTAGTTTTCCCGGCTTTGGTTATAATCTCTTCCGGGTCGTCGTTTTCCTCGGAGTAAAACTCCGTTTCCTCGCCGTCTTCCTGTGTCATCTTCGCTGTGTCTTGGTAGGTCAGGCCGTAACGGGTATAGCCCGTTTCGTCGAAGTCGCCCATTGCGGGTTCGCCTTCCTTTCCGAGAATTTTGGAAAGGCCTAAGGTAATTGTAGACATAGGGGTATGGTGTTAAATTGTTAATGAATATTCCAGCTTATTCTCAAATTGCGGTAGTGCTGCTTTACCTCAATTTCCTTTATCGTGGTGTCGTTCTCAATCCAATATTCTAAGTCGGCTACGTTCTGTTCGTCCAAATAGGCTACAAGCGCGTCGCCAATGGTGCGTAGGCGTTCCCGGTCGGCTTTGCGCTGTTCCCGTCCGCGTATCTTTACTTTCTTGTCGGAAACAAAGATATTCACGTTGGAAGTTCCCGTTTGGGGCTTTTCGTGCGTTACGGCTATCGTGTTTATTACGATGTCTTCCGCTTCGCTGTCGTCGGGTCGCTCCCCTTGGACGTAAACGCCCCCGGAAATTTTGATTTTCCCGGAAGTAACGGCTTCCTGTACCAACTTGTAGAGGATGTCGTCCGTGTCTATGCTGCTGCAATGTTTCACTACTTGAAGGCGTTTTTAATGTTCGTAACTAAGTCGGCTAAGTGTTTGGCTACCTCCTTTTCGGCAAATTTTTCGGCGGAAGTCAATACGTCGCGGCCTTTGCTCTCGACGTGAACGGCGTAGTTCATACCCGCCACGACTACCAAAGCGTAGCCTTCGGTCTTGCTTCCCACTTGTAAGGCTAACCGCTGCCCTTCATTAACTCCGGCGTGTCCGCCCTTGACTGCGGCAAAAGCCACGTTCACGGGTTTTCCGTCCACTAATACGACGTAGCCAATAGACGAGCGTAGGTTTCCCGTGCGGTCTTTGAAGCCACGTTCCGGCGGTATCATCTTCGCTAACTTTACGGCTTCTTCGCCTACGCGGGTAAGGCTTTCTATTAGCTGCCTATCCACTTCGGCTAACAACGCCTTAAAGGTTGCGTCGATGTCGTTAATATTGAAGTTCGCGCTTATACCCATAGCCTACAATGAAGTCGCCCTTTATCGAATTTCAAGCACTCGCCAATAATCCTAACTGCTCCTTCCGCCTGTGCGTCCTGTAAGGCTTCGTCGGTAAGCTCTGACGGTAGCAGCTCGCGGTCGGCTGCGGCCACTTCCTGGCCCAATCCTACGCGCTCCGTTCCCGCCGGAAGTTGGATAAGGGAAGCGAATGTTATAAACCTTCCGTTAGCCGCCTGTATCTGCGTTCCCTTGCCGTTGGTTTCTTCCCGGCATGAAGCGTGAAGTTTCCACGCCGCCCCGGTTGTCTGCCAACTGCCGTTAGCGTCCTGTACTGCTTCCCCGTCGCTATTGCGGACGTAAAGGAAGTGCGGGTATTGGTTGTTTATAATGTCTTGAATTGCTACCATATCCGGCTTCGGTTTTTAACCTTCGGCGCGTTGGCGGGTGTTATCCCCAATTCGCCGCAGGTTTGATTATACCAAAACTTAATAGCTTCCCAATTCCACGAAACGGAATAGCCGCCTTCGCTGACGTTTGCCAACGGAATAATAGAGCCGAACTCTTTGCAAAGGGCGGTTTTCGCCGTCCTTACGTCTACTTCGGCTTCGGGGTCGGGAATTAGCCCGGCTTGGTTGGCTAAAATCAATTCCGCGTCTGTTGCGGTTACGCCGAAGCGGTAAGCGGTGCGGGTTATCCATTCTTTGTAGGTCATCGTTGGAAGGGTTTAAGCCGGGAAGCCCCGAAGGACTCCCCGGACGGTTAGGGTTAGTGGTTCCACTTGTTAGCGTCGGTAGACATAAGCCAACTATCGGATGAAGTTTCCCACGCGGGGAAGGCGTTAGCAATACCCATCGTTACTTCTTCAAGCGGTTCCTCGTTGGCGAACTTCTTAATAAGGGTATGGCCGTTGAGGGTCTTGAGGGCTACCGAACCCTTTACGTTAAGGTCGGCGGGGCGTTTCCAGAAGGTATGGCCCAAAACCTTGCTTGCGCTGAACATTACCACGTCGTTAACGAAGGGGTTGCCACTGAACGGGCGGCTTCCGTCGCCTAATTCGATGGTTATGTCTTGGTCGATGACAATGATTTGAAGCCCGTAAAGGTAGGAAAGGCCACGAAGGGCGGTGTTTACCTGTTCGAGGCTCGGTGTCTGCTGAACGCCGAGCGCGTTGGCGGCGAAGGAAGCACACGTTTTCTGCACTTCTTCGGTTTCCGTGAAGGTGGCGAAGGTTTCCGTAGACATAAAGGCGTACTTCAACGTAACGCCCTTCTTCTTGGCGGCTTTTACAACTGCCTTGAAGTCCTTTGTAATAGGACGGGCGGCGGTGGAATTAGCCCACGAAGCGGAACCGGTTTGGAAGCCTACCTTTTGTTCTTCGGGGATAAGGTAGTCTACATCGTATTCGGTAAGTACCGAAGTGTTGTTTTCGTTGGTAAGGCGAATTTTACCGAGTGAAATGGACTGCAACGCTATCCACTCCAAACGGGCGGCTACGCCGTCCCAACAGAATTTAGTGTCTTCGGCCCACGCTTCCACAAGTGCGCGAAGGTCGGGGTTCTTCGACGTGCGGGCTATCATAAGTTCGTAGTCGTCGAGTTCTTCCTCGTTCTTGGTGCGCTTAATGGCAATTTTGGGGATATCGCCCTGAATACGGGCTATTGCCTCGCGGGTCTTCTTGTCAATGGTTGCGCCACGGGCTACGAGGTCGGCGGCAATTTTAAGCCCTATTCGCGTTTCCAACGCTTTCCACGTTAGGGAGTAGTTCTCCTTCAACGGGAAAAGTGTAGGATAGTAGAAGGGTTTAAGGTCGTAGGTCTTGACTACGCCCGCCATATCCTGTTCGTTAAGCCCCTGCATTAAAGTAGGTATCATAACTTATTGTTGTGGCTTGTTGGTTAGATGAATTTAATTGTAGGAAGGGCGGCCTTAATCGCGTCGCTAATCGGGGGGCAAAGCGCGGTTTTGAACTGCCCGAAGGTCACGGCTGCGACGGGGGTGTTAGTAAGTGCTTCCACCGGGTAAGAGTCGCCGACGCAAGCGAAGGGGGCGTATTTGAACGCCGAAACGGTTGCGCTTTCTTCTTTGGCCTGGGTAAGCACTCCACCGACGGGAATAGCCGCGCCGAGGGTCGTTCCTACGGTAATAGTGTCGTGGGTCTTGGCGGTGGTGTCAATGGCTGTAATAGCGTATGACTTCGCGCCCGTCTTGAACATCACGAAGTCGCCTACTTTGAAGTGGTGCCCCTTGGCTACCTTGTAGGCTACGGCGGTGCTGGTGGCGGCTTCCGTTACTTCTGCCGTCTTGACGAGGTGGTAAATGCCCGCTTCGTCGGGGGAAATAACGGAACCTTCACGAAGGGGAACGCCGGGGATAAGGTCGGCGACGCTAACGGTTACACCGTTGGGAACGTCGGCGAGGTTGTGCGTACAGGCGTGGGCGGTGCGCTCGTCCTGTTCGCGTTTTATTCGCATAAATCCCATTTTCGTTGTCGGTTTAGGGGTTGTTAAATTTCCTTCCCGGTAAGGGTCGGACTTGGTGAACTCTGTGCGGCGATGTAGTCTGCTACGCCTTGGCTAATACCTTCTTTGGTCACGGCTCCAAAGAGGGGCTTATCGTGGCTTTGCAGTCCTTTGTCGCTCTGCTCCTGTGCTATGCCGTCGAGGTCGGCCTGCACTTCGTTTAAGTACCCGTTAAAGTCTTCGTCGTCCTTAAAGGTGGGGGCTACGCGGTCGAAGCTGCGCAGCATCATTTCACGCTGCTTGCCCTCAATCTTGGCGGCTTCCAACTTCGCTACAAATTGTTCGCGGCGGGTGGCTGTGGTCTTTTCGGCGCGTAGGCTGTCGTAGCCTTCGCGTAATACCTTGTTTTCCTCGCGGATAATTTCGCGTATCTGCTCGGCTGTCAATGCTCCCGCCGGGGCCGGTGGTGTCTGCTCTCCGGGCTTCGGGTCGCCGCCGCCCTGTTCCTTCTCCTTGAAGTCGTACTTACGTCTAAGGCTTTCTTCGTGGGTCTTGTTGGCTTTGGCTATCTCCGCGTCGGTTCGGCTTCGGTAGTCCTTAACGAATTTGCTAACCTTGTCGGCGGTAAGATTACCTACGACTTCGGTTGCTTCTTCAATGTTCGCAGCGTTTAGGCCAATGAAGGCCGCAAGCTGCGTTAAACCGTCTTTTCGCTCGCCTGCGAATTTTTCTTGCAGTAGGGCTAAAATTGCTAATGTTAATTCGTCCATAAATAATTTGTAGTTGGGGTTACTTAAACTAAGCGCAAAGTTAGCGTATTACCTTAATACAAGTCCAAATCGCAAGCGGCAAACACTTCGCCGAAACTTCCAACCCTCGGCGGGTTATGCCATACACTTTGTTAGGCTTTTATATGCGGAATGTGAATTATTTGCAGTAACTTTGCGGTGTAGCTGGGGAAAAATCCGGCTATTATCGAAGAAGCGATAGGTTCTTAGTATTTGAAAATCGCCAAATTAACAAATTACGAAGAATGAACCTAAGCGCGTAGCGTCGTATATCCTTACCCCGATATGCCGATGAAGCGCGGCTATACGGTTTGTTTTCGTAAGGCGTTTGGCGATGCCGCAAATACTCAAACCTATATAGTCCGCGCTTTTTTCGTGCGTTTAACCCTGCCACTTCGGGCGGTGGCGCAAAGTTACTCAATTTATGAAGAAGTTGTTACTTTGTGCGCTCCTTCCTTCGGTGCTGCTGTGTGGGTGTTCCTCTGACGACGAGCCAAACGGCGGAAGCCACTACACCGAAAAACAGGAGAAGGTCTTCGCTATCTTTAACGGTACTTGGGCCGATTACCAATTTTCAAACCTCGGTAGTTATCCGGGGGCAAACCTTCAACCCGAACCCGATAAAATTGTATTCGGGTCGCACTACTCAACCGAAAAGGAAATTAAGAAAAGTTCCTATATCGACGGGGAAACTACCGCCTTCTATGCACAGGGCGAATGTACCTACTATTCGGTTGCCTATAAGGGGCAGCCTTACGAAGCGGTTAAGTGTTATTACAATGTAGCCCCGTCCGCTACTATCCTTTCGTTGTGGGAAGTGGAAGATAATACAATGTTCCACGCCTACGACTTGAAAGTAGTTAGCGAAACGGAATTTAACCTTTACCAATCCGGCATAACACTTCCCTATATCTTTAAGAAGCAATAACGACGTAATGGAAGCCGTATTATTATGGGTCGCCGCCCTGTGTTTCGGGGTGGCGTTCCTAATTGTTGTTGTCGCTCTAATTACGAAGCCACGGCGTATGCGGAAGAAGGCACGGCGAGCGCCCTGCGCTTTATGCTGTTCAACGACAATGCGGAATATAAAGTTTCCGTTTCGGACAAGAG